GAAGAAAGAATTGATTATCATTTTAATGTATTGCAGGGTGAAATATATTTAACTAATGATGATGATGAGGAAATTATGTATCTTAATGCTGCTGGTGTGCCTAAATTCTATCTGGATTTAAATATGTACCAACGCAGTGTTGATAGTGCGCTTGGCGCACCGTTTAATTTAGCATCGATGTCGTTATTATTAATGATGTTCGCCAAAGCATCAAATATGATTGCTGGCGTATCGACTTGGATTGGTGGTGACACACATATCTATCTAAATCAAATTGATGGGGTTAAAGAACAATTAAAAAGAGTGCCATATAAATTACCGCAAATGGTGATAAATAAGGAGTTGAATTCACTTGAAGATATTTTATTGTTAACAATTGGTGATTTTGAGTTAATTGATTACGTATCACACCCAACAATTAAATTTGAATTATCTGTGGGTTTAAAAAAATAATTAGATTGAATGACGATACTATATATAATCATTGTATTATTGGTATTAATAGTTCTTTTACTATCATTAATATTATTTTATTTTTCAAAAAAACATTTTACTGATTATGATAAAAAATTAATTCTTTTTGTAATTGATATGTACTTATCATATGGAGATAGTTTAGATATTTTTCCAGATGAAAAATCGAAACAGGTATTGATTGAAAAATTAAACACATTAAAACGTAAAATTGTAAATGGCGAGGATAGTAGAAAAGATAATGAAAAAAAATAATCCAGTGTTGTATGATAATATTATCAATTATGAATTAAACACAGACTTAATGAGTTTTACTCAAAAATATTACAATTATATTCATAATTTAGATGATTTACCTAAATGTTATTGTGGTAATGGTTGTTGCTTTGTTAGTCTAAAAAATGGATATCGTGAATTTTGTTCAAGAAAATGTTTAAGTAATTCTTCAAAAATTAAGAATAAAATAGTAAAAACGTGTGATGAGAAATATGGTAAAAATAGATGCGAAATTGTTGGTAAAACAAAAAAAACAAATTTAGAACGTTACGGAGTTGAAAATGTATCGCAGGTTGAGCAAGTAAAAGATTTGAAGAAAAAAACATTTAAAAATAAATATGGTGTTGATTCATATACACAAACTGAAGAATACTTAATTAAATCAAGAAAAACAAATATCGAACGTTATGGGGTTGAGCATCATTTAAATCTGGATGTACAGAAAAATAAAAGAGCTAAAACAAATACCGAACGTTATGGTGCTGAAAGTCCTATGGGCAATTCTGAAGTTAAAGATAAGGCAAAGAAAACAAACTTGGTTCGATATGGTTTTGAAAACCCATTACAATCTAAAGAAATAAAAAATAGAATTATTGAAAATAATCTTATTAAATATGGTTATAAAAGTACTAATCAAGTGGCATCCGTTAAAGAAAAGAAAAGAAAAACATCAATTAATAATTTAGGTGTTGAAAATCCATTTCAATCTAAAGAAATTAAAAATAAAATAAAAAAAACAAATTTAGAAAGATATGGTTTTGAAAATCCTTCACAATCTAAAGAAATTAGAGATAAGATAAAACAAACCAATATGTCTAAATATGGTGTTGATAATCCAAGTAAACTTAAAATGTTTTCTGATAAAGCATTAAATACTATGATTGTAAGATATGGTGAGGTTTGGTTAAAACATGCGCCAACATATAATCCAAATTCAATCATATATTTAGATTTATTGTCAGAAAAATGGGGAATTAAAATTCAGCATGCGCTAAATGGCGGTGAAAAGAAATTTGTTAAATATTGGGTAGATGGTTATATTGAAGAATATAATATTTGTATTGAGTGGGATGAAATTAAACACTATAGTAAAAACCAAAAACGTTTAGATGTTGAAAGAGAGGAATATATTATTAAAAATTTTGGATGCAATTTCATTAGAATTAACGAATTCGAGTTTTTAAATAATATAGATAACGGTATTCAGAAGTTAACCGAAGAATTGGAGAAAAATAAAAATAAATATTTGAAAATTAAATGATTATGGAAACTTGGAATTATATGAATGAAAGCATTACTGATGAATACTTACAAAATGCTTGGAATTATACGTTAATTAGTAAATTAAATGAGATTAATAAATCCATTCTTAATGAAGATTGTGTAATTACTGCAAGTTACGCTCTTAAAGATTTATTGGAATCATTAGTGTGGCTAAATAAACCAACCATTAATTATAGATATGATAATGAACACTCAATATATGTTAATGATATTAAATTGCGTATTGAAAATTATGAATATAATCATCAAAAAAATGAAGAATGGATTGAATCACAAAAAAATATTTGTGATTTATTAACGATGGAAGATATTAATAAAAAGATTTCAGAAAAAAATAAAGGGAATCTTGGTTCAAATAATCGAAAACTCTTTACGGTTGATAATATCAAATATTTAACATTAGGTGATGCGTCTAAAAAACTTAATCTCAAAAAACAATTGATTTGGGATTGATTAAAAAGTAAAAATTTTACCAATTATAGTTATTTAACTTAGAAATTACCCTTTTCACCACCATCAAAAAATGGGACAACATCGCTACGCACGGGGACCCCAATAACCTTTTTCCAATAATTTTTGAATCCACCAATTGTTTTTTTAGTTTCATCGGTCACATTGTTGGCACTTTCAACTTCGTAATATCTATTTTTTTGACCACTCATATTATATTGAATAACATCGCCACGGTCAATTTCAAGTTTCTTTTCTTCCAGTTCTTTGAGATAAACACCAAAAGTAATATTTCCAGTATCATCACGAACAATACCACCGGGATTATTTCCATAATAATCTTGTTTACCTTCTTCAACACCAACCATTACAGATATTTTAACTGGTGGCATAAATTTTTTGTCCTTAGATTTAGCTTGACCATATAAATTATGTACTTTAGTTTCGATAATGTTGATTTTATGTATGATGACTTCTTGAACATTATCAGTTTGTAGATAATTTCTACCATACATGACATCTAAATCAAATGAATTTTCAGTCATGAATAATCCATACCTTTGATTTTCTAAGTCAACTATTTGCTTTTGTTTTTTCATTATTATTTAGATTGTGCTTTTTTCCACAATAGGTCTTTAATTCTTAACATATGTTTATCCCATAGATTAGATAATGCAGTTTCCTGTTGTGTATTATATGTATTATTCATCATCTCATTCTTCTCTGCAACATATTCTTCTCTAACTCTATTAATGATACTTAAATCGGTATTATCTATAACCCAAGAAACTAATGTACCGTACATTCGTTGTGCATCCTCTAAGGTTAAATCCGAACCATATTTCAATTGTGGGTTGAAGGTTTTATCAATTCTGCTCATGACTTCGAAAAGTCGTTGTCTATTATCTTTTTTCATATTAAATAGTTATTATGGGGAACATTGGTGGTTGATAACCACGTTCTTTATTAACGTTTTCAGCAATTTCTGCACGTATTTTAGTCATATTTTCTTGACTTAAATATGCCAACTGTTCCATTATTATTTTTTCTGTATCTTCCTTTAATTTCTGACCCTCATCAAGTAAATGACGATAATCCATCGTTAATTGTTTTTCGGTTACACCTAACTCACCAGTATAAAAACCTCTTACTCCACCAATAACCATTTTTGTTTTAGCAATCAATAGATTTCTGATTTGTTGATGTGCAACATCATTCATTTTATCCCATTCCAATACTTTTATTGGTGGGTCTGATGGTAATTTAATAATATCATTATTTTCTTCCAAACATTTATCTCTTTCGGTTGAAGTTGTATCATAATACCAATACCATACTTTCCTCCCAGAGTAGTGAGGACCCCACGCTCCGGCAATTTCATGTCTGCCACCGGGGATTGGATATAGATGCAATATTTTCTCACCAGTAGCCAAGCCAGTAACACGATATGTTAATGTTGATTGCAGTACTCTTTGTTTCATTCTACGGTCTTGTGCTGCCAATAATGTTGAAAACGTTGGTTGTACATATGATGCGGGACGACCTAAATATGACCATCCAACCATACCGGGAGACCAAGCATTCATAGCAAACGGGTCAGCCAATCCACCATCAATTTGTGCTGGTGTTTCCCATAATACTTCATTCAATTCTCTACCAGCGGGTATTAAATAATGCTGTGTATGTGCAGAACAAACAATATAATCACGTTTTAATTCCCATCCACTTCCTGCGGGTGCATTAGTACCTAACCCAACTTGTTTAGAGTATGCATAGGTGAATGATTCCATATAATGGTTTGACTTATTAGTAAACGCACTAAGAAAATCACCCGTTTCCTTATTCATTCCATCTAACCCAACCCATTGCTGTTGAATTAACCAGCTATTAACCAATGCTGAATAATCTTCAACTACCATTTCTAAATATGAAATCATCATATCATCGTTAAGCTCAAATGGTCTCAATGGATATCCCAATTCGTGTTTAATACGAAGGAATAATTTATTTCTTTCAACTGTTGTAATTAATGCCATAATTATTACTATATTTGTGTTCTTAATTATAAATACTTAAACAAAATTATTATGCTTAAAATTGAGTATGAAATAAAATTAAATGATAGTGGTAGACCATACATTGATTTACCTTTGGATTATCAGAATAAACCCGAAGATAAATTCTTTGTGTTAGAATTGAGTAGATATGTATTGCAAGGTGTTTACAATCGTAGAAGTACTGAATTTGATAGTGAGGCTGCTAAAATGATTGATATTACGATTAGATTGCTTGGACAGGTTTCAGATGAAGTTGCTGCAATATTATACGGACAAATGATATTTATGGGTGAAATGGCAATGAATTTAGATAATAACTTTCATATTCAAGTTAATGGTATCGAAGAAAGAGATAATCTAAACGAACATACAATCGTTTATGATGGTAAGATATTTAAACGACAAGAAGGCTTAAAGGTTAATGTACTCACATATGATATGGAAACATTTTTACCTGTTTATGATATTTATGAATTAAAGGATGGTATTACTAACGAACATTGGGTTAAGTTATGAACTTCAAACCAACTGAAGAACAGAGTAGAATTTTTTTGTTCATAAAAAAACGTCCCGAAAACATTTTAATTAAAGCCTTTGCAGGGTGTGGGAAATGTCTTGGTATCGATACGCCAATATTAATGTATGATGGTACAATAAAATTAGTACAAGATGTTAAGGTTAATGATTTGTTAATGGGTGATGACTCTTCACCGAGAAGGGTATTAAATACAAATACTGGATTTGGTGGACTACATAAAATAATTCCAACTAAAGGAGATACGTGGATATGTAATGATGTCCATGTGATGACAATTCATCATGAATTAAAAAAGAAAATAATTGACATACCTTTAAATGAAATTAATTTCCCCAAATATTCAAATGGAAATTATAGGTATGCACGGTTACAATCAACTGATGTCGATTTCCCTGAAAATGATGTTAAAATTGACCCATATTTATTGGGTCTTTGGCTTGGTGACAGTAAAAGGGAAAATGGTGCACCAACGATATTCGTTCATATTAAAGAAAAACCAATTATTGATTATTTGCGTAATATTAATTATGATAATATTATACCGAAATTTAATGAATATCAAAAAAATTTATTTAATGTTGATTTAACGACACCAAATTTCAATGGAAATACGAATATATTGAGAAATGAATTCCGTAGGTGTTTAAATTCGGATGGTAGTTTTAGCATACCAAAAAATTATTTAATAAATTCAAGAAATAATAGGTTAAAACTATTGGCAGGCATTATCGATACTGATGGACATAATCATGGTAAATGTTATGAAATCATTACAAAATATAAATCGTTTTCAGATGATGTACTGTTTCTTGCGAGAAGTTTAGGTTTTGCTGCGTATGCATCCGAAAAAACTGGAACAATTAAATCAATTAATTTTAGTGGTAAATGTTGGAGAATAATGATTAGTGGTTCATTTGAACATGTACCATGTTTACTCGAAAGAAAAAAATGTGAACCCAGAAAACAGATTAAATCCGTTTTAAGAACTGGATTTAAAAGTGAATATATTGGTGATGGAAATTATTATGGATTTACATTAGATGGTAATGGTAGATTTTTATTAGGAAATTTTACAATAACACATAATACATCAACAGTTGTTGAAGCAGCTAAATTATTACCGAAAGATAAATCAATAATGTTTTTGGCATTCAATAAACATATTCAGGAAGAATTGAAAACTAAATTACCTGAATATGTTAGATGTTATACTACATATGGATTAGGTAACGCAGCAATAAAAAGGAAATATGGCGATAAGATTCAGTTTGATGAATTCAAAGCAGATAAAATTATATTAAAAAAGTCCAAATCTTGGGATTTACATGAAGAATTTAGAAATGAAGAAGAAATTAGTTTCTATTTAAATTCAATCAAGAAATTGGTTAATTTATGTAGATTATCGCTTACAGTAAAACCGGATTATATTCCATATATTGCCGATAGGCATGACATCACTAATTTAAGTAAACCTAAAGACATTAAACGAGTACTTAAGATTCTCGATGAAATGACCACAGATAGAAGTAGTTATGATTACACGGATATGGTTTATTTACCTGCAATTGATAATTCAATTTGGATGTTTCCACAGGATTATGTATTTGTTGATGAATGTCAAGACATTAATCGTTGTCAAATAAGAATCATTGAAAAAATATTAAAGAAAGATAAAGTAAGTGGTAAAGTAACTGGTAGATTAATTGCTGTTGGTGACTATTTTCAAGGTATTTATGGTTTCAATGCTGCCGATGAAAAATCATTTGAATGGTTTGAAAAATTTCCAAATACTAAAGTATTACCATTGTCATATTCATTTAGGTGTTCGAAGGCTGTAATTAGAAAAGCACAAGAAATTGTACCGGACATTAAAGCACTTGATGATGCACCCGAAGGTATTGTTAGAGATGGGGATGTTATTACTGAAGCGGAAAGTGGTGATTTTGTTTTGTGTAGGACTACAATGCCATTAGTTAAATTATTTTTCCTTTTTTTGGTTCAAAATAAAAAAGCAATTGTAAAGGGTTCAGATATTGGTGTTCATTTAATTGAATTAATTGGACATATCAACAATATTAGTTCATTAATTGATTTTTGGGAAAAAGAATTATCTGATTTCGCCAAAGACTTAAGAAGTGAGGGTGTGTTAAGTCCAGATGAACATAGTGGGTATGTTGCACTTGAAGATAAAGTTTCAACATTATTGTTTTTAGCTAAACTTTCAAATAGTATTGAAGACCTTAAATTAAAAATTAGAACAATTTTCACCGATGAAATTAAAGGTATTGTTTTAAGTACAGTACATAAAGCCAAGGGTTTGGAAGCAAACCGAGTATTTATAGTTAGACCTGATTTAATGCCGTTGCCAAATGCAAGAAGTTGGCAATACATTCAGGAAAAGAACTTGGAGTATGTTGCATATACTCGAACTATTTCAGAATTAATATTTGACCGAAAATGGAGTGATGAGGAATAATAATTTAATTAGCCATAACATGAGATAAAATATAAATTTTTAGTATTTATATTAAATTAAAATAATGTTAGATACTTGTGAAATTACAGAATTAAATGAAAGGGAAATTTTTTGGATTAATTGGTATGGAACATTTATATTTTAAATTATGTTGTGGATAGTTAAAATTGAAAATAAACCCGAATTTCGAATCGAAATTACCTTTGACCCATTAAATGAATTACTTATATTTAATGGTCAATATAAATTACATAGTAAGTGGACTACATTTAATACCGTAGGACACTCAATTAATATTGATTTAAATAAAATTACAGAAATTGTTCTTACTGTGTATGATAAACTGGAAAGTCTGGTTAATACATATAACAATATTGCAGAAGGTTTCCAATATATAAAAGAAATTGAAATTAAGCCGATTAATAGTATTGAAAATTAATCACCAGTATATGCAGTATTTCCATTCTCTATAGGTGTACCTGTGGTATTACCTAATGACCCCCCAGTATTGGGTAGATTTGTTATACGTCTAACATACTTACTATTATTATTTAGTGCATTCACTGATGAATTTAATGCACCAATTGAATTATTTATTTTACCTAATTCTTCATAGAAAATCGTATTTTGTTTCTTTTGGTCTTCAAACATAATTGAGTAATTATGCTCGGTTAAATTTACTTTAGGTACTATGACCGTTAAATAGAATCCATAAAATATCCCCAATATTGACCCAATTGTAGCTAAAAATGTTTTTAATGTAAAAACAATTTGAGTATTGGAATTTATTTGAGTAACAGGCATTTCATTTGCCTTACCATCTTCGTTCATTATTACCTTTTTTGCCATTTTATTAGCTCATTAGTAACTATTTATTATCGATAAAATAAATAGAGTTTCTCCAAGTAATTTTAATATCAACAACATCTTGACTACTCACGTACCAATAAATTATTGTTGGTTCATTTTCAATAATTGCAGTGAATCCATCCGGAAACTGTTCTTTTGTAACCTCACTATCGTTAATGAATACTTTTGCATTATAAATCCAAGTTTTTGTTAGTTTACCATTATAAATTGATTCACTAACTAAGACCAATTCATATCTATATTTAGGTAAATCCGAAACCGTTTTTTCAACCTGTCTTTGATTTGCATAAGTTAATATATTCTGTCTTGTAATATAGGATGTTATCGATATCTTATCATCATCAGATATTTCTCTATCAAATTTTCTATCGGCAACAACCTTTATTTTTTTGTCATAAGATTGAGCATTTAAATTAATAAATCCTAACAATACTATGAATATGAAAAATAATTTTTTCATTGCATCCGTATTACATTGATAAATACTAAATCAAATTAAAAAAGGGAGTCAAAATTGACTCCCTTTAGTTATTTATTTTCATGATATGATTATCTCAAATCACCAATTCCGAAAGTTGTTAAACCATCGCAATAGATACGTCCGTAGTAACGGTTAAGAACCATTTTCTTTGCATAACGAGTCATGATACCACGAATCGGAGTGAAATCGAATGGATTGTACATTACAGGAGTTAATTGCATTGGTACGTAAGGAGCATAGATATAACCAGTTTCCAAGATACTTGTTCCTTTATGACCAATAAGGATTGTGTTAGCTGGTGAATAAGGGTCACGATACACAAGGTAACGTCCACTTAAAGTACCAATTTTTTCAATACCCATATTGTATTTGTCTTGCTCAGGAGCAGCGTTAGATACGTGGAAATATTCCAAATCATCAAATACAGCACTTACTTCAGGAGAAACAACAATCCAAGATGCACCACCACGAAGGGTTGCTTTGTGGATTTGAGCAGAAATCTGGTTAATCTTTGTTACCAAAGTTTGATTCCAGTCTTTTTGTGTTCCGTAGTAGGCAGTTGATTGTCTACGAAGACCATTATAGTCCCAACGAGAAGTCCAAACTGCACCTCTACGTAAATCACGAAGGATTTCACGGTCAATTTCAGCAGCCATTTGTTCTGATAATAAAGCAGTTAATTCAGCTTCAGCATCGATGTTATGGAATGCACTAACGTCTTGAGCTAACTCAGGAGTCCACTGTGCACGCATTTTACGAGTTTCAACAGAAACGGTAACTTGGTCAAGTTGGAAAGTTACTTCAGCCATTCTTGAATCTTCTTCCATGTCAGAGTAAACTCTGTAAGNGAAGTTGAANGCAGGAGCAGTAGCAGCACTTAAAGGTTGATAACCATTAGTTCCGGCATAAGTCAAGTCAACGATAACTTCCATTTNTCCTAATTTATTAACAATTGCTTGTCCATATTTTTGAACTTTTACGTGGAATGGTAATGAAACACCAGCAGCAATACTTTCACTTGCATAAGGGGCAGGAGCAGTTAAAGCAACTGTAGATACAATTTTCAAACCAGCAAGGAATGATTCAGTATCCATTGGAACGCCTGTAGGACCTACCAATTTACCTTCAAATGTGGTTGAAAAACCAGAAAGTAAAAGTGTTAATTGAGTTGCACCTGCAGTCCAAGCAAATGGAGTTTGAGTTGTAACACCAGTAACTACAGTGATTTCACCTTTTGAACGGTCAAATAATGAAGTTCCTTCTTCAGAATATTCAGTTGCATAGAATGCATCGTATAATGAACGAGTTTCGAACTGAGTTCTTGATGACAATGGAGTCGTAGCAGCGTTTCCATAAGCACCATCAGGAGATGTGTTTTGGAATCCAGCTTGGTTAGTGTGAGTTCCATCTAATACTCTTTCACTTGCTTTAGGGTTGATGTAGTACAATTTACCGATAGGTAAATTTAACGCTTGTACTGATACGATGTCGTTTGCTAAAAGTTTAGCAAATACTCTACGAATTATAGGGAATGCAACGGTTTCAAACTGACCACTTGAATACGATTCAGTTGATTCGTTAATCATATGTGATAACTGGTTCTCAAATAATTGAGCACAGTTTTCTTTAACATTACCATCAAGACCTTCTAAAAGTCCGATTTTTTCCCAACGATTGGTAGTAATTTCTCTTTGTTCACGAAGTTGTTTTAATCCAATATTACCAACTTCAGCACTTTCTAATAAAAATCCCATTTTTATGATTTTTTAATTTTTTATGTTATTATTCTTTTACCTCTTTTTTCAACATATTCAATCAGATTTCTCATTTTTTGAATGTGTTTGTCGTCTTTGTATGCGGTAACCTCATCAAGTTTTTGCTTTGAAGAAGGTTGTATTGAGGTTGTTACTTTTTCTTCAATGCTTTCAGTTAAGGTTTTTTTACTTCCCTTCATTTCGGTTAGGAAATTTTTATACCTTTTCTGTGATTCGGCAATTGTATCAACTTTTTTAAATTCGTTGATAATTTTAATTTTATCGTCTTGAGTTAAAGCCAAACTTTCGTTTATCAATAAATTATTAACGTGAGCTAAATTGGTATTGAAAACAGCCATCTCTTTTAATTGATTGCGATATTTGTCAAGTGCGGTTTTATATTGTTCAAGTAATGTTCCAACGCTTTTCTTATATGCTTTAACTTCATTAATTTTTTTGGTTAATGATTTATTTTCATTAATTAAGCCATTGATTTTCTTTTTAGATTCATCTTGACGGAATCTTCCATGAGTTCCTTCATGGTCACCTAATTTACCGGGAGTGATTGTACCTGCTGAATATGAAATGCCCATAGCTTCATCAACTGGTTGTTCAACGCCCATGCCTTCAGGAGAACCTAAAACTGCATTGATTTCATCGTCACTAATTTCTTCTTCTTGAACCATTCTACTATCAAATTCACCTTCTTGTGAAGCACCACCTTGACCCATTTCATTAACACCACCTAAGCTGCCAATCATTTCGTCAAGTTGTTTTCTCATTTGAACAAGTTGTGAGTATGCATCGCCACCTTGATTTGCAGGAGAACCCTGTTTTTTAAGTTCTGGACGAGGCATGCCACTCATACCACCAAGTTCTTCACCAAGTCCCTGCATTGAAGCAATTTCTTCTTCAATTTGTTCCATAGTTAAAACTTCATCGTCATCGGCAGCACCACTAATAGTTGAGTCCACACCATTCATATCAAGTTCTGTTATATCGAATTCTTCAGTCAAATTTGACATTGGTTTACCTGAAGAAGGTCCCTTAATTTTATCCTTAAAGGCAACACCCTTTTCAAGTTCACCTTTACCGACATTTGGTGTTTGTCCTTCAACATCACCCATAAAGTCCTTTTCACGTTCTTCATCAATTTTTTTTGCACCCTTCGCTTTTTCTTTGAAAGGGTCACCACTACCAACGGTATCAGTGATTTTAACATCTTCTTCTACTTTTGCAACACCTTTAGGTTTTTCACCAAATGGTTTGCTGCTTCCAGCAGTTTCTTTTACGACCTTTGGGGTCTCTTTTACTTGATTCTTCATAACAGATTCATTATTTAATTCAGCTTCATCTGATTCCTCAGACTCTTCGTTGTCATCCAATTTTTTATAGGATTCTTTTACTGATTTTTTATTTTTATTTATTTCTTCTTTCAACAGATTATTAAATTTATCTGGAAATTCTTCAGCTAATTTTTTTTTAGCATTAGCGTCAGCAGCTTCCATGATTTCTTGATAATCAGTTAAAGCCTCTTTAATTATCGATTTTTTATCGTCTTTCATATTGTTAAAATGTCGTAACTAATACTATAATTTTAATATAAATACATAATCATTACGAAAAAGTATTGTCAAACCATAAAAACAAGTCAATTTTCTTGCTTTTCTCATTTATTGTACTTATATTATGCCCCGATTGATTATAATAAAAATCTATCAATTGCAGTTATTAATTTATTGTCCTCTTCTTTAAGGTAAATACCATTCTTATTTACATAGTTTTCACCAAAACTAAGTTCACCCCTTTTACCGGGGAATAAATACCCACCGGGCGTACTTGGGGTAGATACCAAGTCAAATCCAATCAACTCGAAATCACCTTGTACTAAATTTTCACCTTGAATTTCTTTAAGTGTTCCAACACCACGAGATGATATTCCTAATCTGATTTTATTTTGTAGATATAAAACAATCTTATCCCCAACAACAGATACTACACCATATTTAATAAATCCCGGAGAAACAATTAATTTAATTTCACCAAACAATACATTTTCTTGTTCACCTTTACCCCACCACATTTTAGTAATCATGTGGGAAATATTTTGTAATGAAATTATACTTGATTCAGGATGGTCGGCTTCAGATACTGCGCTGTTGGTATCGACTAATAATTGATATTCTTTTACTTGTGGAATTAATACATCTTTAGGGTAGATACGACCATTCTTATTCTTTACCCCCCATTTTTGAAGTATACAATTGACTAATACTGGTTCATTTGGTTTTAATTCAAATCCTTCGGTAATGTATTGTGGATTTAAGTCACTGTTAATGTATCCTGCATCGTGTTCTATTAAAATTCCGAAACCCTGTTGACCTGCTTGTAATATCTTGCTCATATGAGAATATCTTTAATATAAATAGTTGATTTTATCATTTTTATCCATATCAATAAGTTTATGTAAATCATATTGATTTCATATAAATAGTCTTGCGGATTCAATAATAAAATATTACCTTCATATTTTTTATGAAAGCGTATTTATAGTAAATATAAAAGAGAATGGCAGGAGGTGCTTCGAACGTAAATTTGGTTGACCCTAATTTAGTCAATAGTAATGGTACTATGATTAATGGTATTCCACAATATCAAGACATGTATATTTTTGCAGAATTAACTGCTGAAAGAAAAAATAGAACAGTTATTGTTAAGGGTGTTAATGGTGTCACTAACAGTACCGTAGAAAATATTGGTAGTAAGAAAATTAATTTTATTGGTAATAATCAAAATGAAGGTAATAATAATTTAAATTTTACAACCAATTGGTATGATGGTAGTAATTACGGTAATGACCAATATGAAGGATTTGGTATTAGTAGTATAAATGTTAAAATTAATTCATCATATATCCCGCAAGTTAACATACAATTTATTGATTTAAGAGGATTGGCATTTTTTAATCAAGCCAATTCACCATATAAAATGTTGTTCGATTTCCCACCACCAGTGTTCACATTAACATTAAAAGGTAATTATGGTAAATCATTGGAGTATAAATTACATTTACTTAAACATACAACTGAATTTAAAGCAGAAAATGGTAATTTTATTATAGATGCACAATTTATTGCTGTAACGTATGCACCATTAACCGATGTATTATTTAGGTATATCGTAAACTTTCCATTAATGGATGGTGCTGTTGATATGAGTCCAGATGCTTCATTACCACCAAGTAATACGTATGAACTGATATTGAAATTAAAAAGTTTATATTCACAAGCATCGGAAATGATGAATACCGATATCGATACGAAGGTATATAAAAATACATTGACCGATATAAATAATGCGGTGGAAACAATGTCACTACTAAATGGTTATGTAACTAATGCGATATTGGTTAAAGGTGGTGTGCCATTATTATTTATTAGAAATCAAGAATATAAAACAGATGGTAGTGGTGAATTAAGTGTAATTACTAATGTAGCCAGTTATAATGCATACATAAAAAGTTTTCTTACTGATGGTTTACCAGTTAATTTATCTCAAAGATTATGTATTGGCTTTTTAGTTAATGTAAGTATTCAATCACAATCAAATGAATCGAAAATAGTTGACAATGATGGTTTACCACTTAGTGAAATATCTGGAATATTTGATTTTTCTAACGCTATTGATAAATTTATGTTAAGTGAACCGGATTTGAATGCTAATTACATTAAAAATATAATCCTACCTCAATATAGAACTGAATTAATTGATACGGCTAAAAATAAGGGTATTTTAATGTTACCGTCTGATGTACCACCACCAGATTTTTTGACTTCCAGTCAAAATATTGTTAATGATGTAAAGGGTAACACACATAGGTATGTATGTGTCGATATTACTAACTATTATTTGAAATTATATAAGTTAAAGACTAATCTTGAACGAACAAAAACCGATACAATGGGAATTGTTAATGAAAAGATTAATAATATGGTTATTGAAAGTCTTGGCATGAAGCCTACGATATATAATATATTTAAAGTTATTTTAGGTGATGTAGATACGTTTTTTAGAATATTAATGCAAACATCTATAGGTGGTGAGACACATCATAATGTAGATGTTAATAGAAATAATATTCTTAGTGGAAATTTTGCTGACGTTGGTAGTGATACTCAAAGATTGTTTTCATTTCCACTAATAATTAAACAACAATTAGTATGTAATCAAATGAAAGAGGTTAGGGCAGCACCAATTGAATATGTTCCTAAGTTTCCTGAAATTATATTGGTTGAAAAATTTATCGATACATTCATAAGACAGAAAAAATTGGCTGAATTATATGAGATGTTGAGTGCAGTTAATGAAGATGGTTCATTTAAATGGATACCGATTTCACCAGTTGACTCACAATTAGCGTCTCGAAATTTAGCTTCACCGTATATTGATGTTGATAATAGTAGTGGTGAACCAATAAATTTATCAAGAGATAATAGAGTTGTTCAAATTTTTAAAAAATTGTTGCCAAGATTTTACATATTATCACAAAATTCATTAGCTGATGTGTTTTATAGTGAAGATAAATATAATAAGAGTTTGGTTTCAATGCATGCAAAAGCCGAGGCAATTAATTTAATCTCATCTGCAACAAATTCAAATTATACTGAATTATTGGGTATTATGGGTAAAACATATGGTAATAACGTTGAACTATTTTATGATTATCTCAATAAAAATGTTAATGAATTATATTCCTTTGAAGAGAAAAAATCATTTAAGGTTTCTCAATCTGGAATGGATATGTATGTTAATAGGGGCGATGATTATTATACTGGAGTAGAAGTATATTATGATGATATTGTTTTGCAGGGTGATAATATAAGTACTGATAGTCCAATTAATACTTTTCAGAAAGAAGTTAGATTAAGTGGATTTAAAAATCTTTTGAATTGGCTTGGATATTCAAATTTCGGTTCACCACAATCATTTTATGGTTTTACACAAGAAAATGTTTTCTATATTAAAGATGATGAACCAAATGCTAATGCTGTTGTTGATGGTACTGTTGATGTTCAATCAAGATTTATTGCATATGCAGATTCATTTATAACTAATAAGGATACAGTATATCTTACTAATCTTAACATATCCAAAGAAAAACTAATTTCAAAATTAAATGCATCTGGAAATGAAGGATTTGTTCAACTCGGTGCAACACCAACATCAAATTCTAATCATTTGACTGCATTGGGCAATTTTAACGAAATCTGGTCTCAAGAATTATCTAAATATGATAATGATATCTATGAAACAATAATTAATTATACTGGGAGTACATTTAATCCATACTTAAGTGCTATTGTGTTATTATCTAATTTCGGATATACATTAAGTCCATTCAATACATATCCATTTAAATTAGGTAAAGAAGTATTTAGTTTTCCAGCAGCAGTTAAAATTCCATATTATGTGCTTCCATATATGGGTGCGTTGGTTGGAATTAGTGTTGATGATGATAAATATAAAATGATATATGATTTTTTTGTTACAGGCGCAGGAAAGAAATTAAATACATCCGGAGCACCGATTTTTGCTGATATTATTGATATCAATAAATACTTATCATCAAAAGACAAACAAAAATTCAGTATTACATTTACGGAGTTCTTTAAAAATAGCGGACCTCCGGGAAGTCAATATTATTCGCTTGTCACAAATTTATATGCGTTATATCATAAAGTTAATGATTCAATAGGAAAAAATCTTGCTGATAAGTCAGCCATTCAACACAATAAGGAAACTGCATATAGTGATGAACTTAATTCAGAAGGTAGTTATTTCGAACCAATTACGAAAAAATTAATGAATAGATTTACATTGCTTAATTTTAGTCAGATAACATTTAATCGAATTAATAATGATAGGTTATATTATGATTCGTTAATGACAACAAATAATAATGCTGGTAAAAAAACATATAATGATGCGTTTTATAAAGCATTTTTTACTGAGTTGGCGAGTAAAGTAGAAAAAAAGAAAAATGAACTAATTGGTGAAGATGAAGAAAATAAGAAATTGAGTGGCGATGAAGATATTATAACTCAAACATATTATTCATTTAAAAATATTAACGATAAATGGTTAGCATCCGCAAATAATGATAGGGGTTATCCTATAATTGAGAGTGGTAGTAAGTTAATTGATTCATTTGCATTTGTTGATAGAGCAATGAATCCGATTGGTGATACAATAATTAATCCGGAAGCGTTAACAACAATGCTTGATGACCCAGATTTATCGATATTTAGCGTATTGACTCAATTGTTATCTGTAAATGGTTTTGAATTTTTCCCATTACAAAATTTCATGTCATTTCAGGATGGTGCATGGGAAAATTCATTTAAGATTGATACTGGTAAAATTAGTAAACAATCACCAACTTTTGTATGTATGTATATCGGTGGTGGGTCAAGTTATCCAACTGGAATCGGCTTAGGGGGTCAATTTAAAGATGATGGTATTATAGATATTAGTAATCCGGGTGTTAGTGATTTTAATACATATTCAGGGGATACTGAAGGCTGTTATCCTGTGCCTACTGAAGATGCTCAATTAATTACAAACCCAGAATTTCCATATAGACAGGTTAGAGCATTTAAAGTTAAATTTGGTTCACAAAATCAATCGATGTTCACGGATATTAAGATTGATAGTAAGGAATATCCGGAAACAAATGAATCAATTAAAATTCTGTCAAGGTTAGCTGGTGACAATAAATTACAAGCTCCAGTGCCAAAAGGACAAAACTTATATAACTTATATGAAAATAGGTCATATAAAGCAACTGTGACCGGATTAGGTAATATGATGATACAGCCAACACAATATTTTCAATTAGAAAACGTACCATTATTTAATGGTGCTTACATCATATTGGGTGTTGAGCATAATATCATACCAAATAAAATGGTTACCAGTTTCTATGGTACGAAAATATTAAAATATCCAGTACCAAGAGTATTACAATCGTCTGCAATTATTGGTTTTGATGGTGGTAATACCAATAATACTAATATTTCTGCGTCATCAGCAAGTGATGTGACATTGGGAGTTGGTACATCTGGTAATCCATTACCAACACAATTTAACTCAATGTATACGTTTAAAATTTAATTATATGTCAAAAAGAACATTAACTGCAGAAGGAAAAAAATTTATCAATGAAGTTTGTACCAATAGTAAAACTGGTGGTGATAAATTATTATCCGGTAAAAATAATTATCCTTTTCCATATTCTTCACCACCACTCGATAAAGTATGGAAATGCAACATCAATAATGTGGATACTGGCAAACAATTGAGCGAAGCATTAATATCATGGTTTCAAAAATACGCAGATGAATATGATTTAGATGCTAACGTTATTGCAGCACAAGCATATGCTGAATCAAATTATGTTATGTGGCAATATGGAAAAGATAATACGGATTCAGGTGTTAGTCAATTAGATATGTTAACAATTTTTGGGATAATTGTCAAAAATGAGGGAATGGCAACTAAAATGACCCAAGATGAAATTGATAAAATAACCAAAAACCTAATCGAACCATTAGTTAGAAACTCATATGATGTTTTAAGTAAAATAAATGAGAATGCATTAATAAATAGGAAATTTTTACATGAAAATGTTATTAATAATCCAGATATAATGATTAAAGCTCAGTGTAGATATATGAAAATGTTGTCTGATGCGTGTGAGGGGTTAGCAAGCAGCACATTATTTTGTTACTACACAGATAAACAATACGCAGCAAATACATATTCTAAGACAATAAATAAATGTGTTAATAAACATAAAAATGACGATAATTATAATCAAGCTGCATATAATTATGTTTTGAAGGTTTTTGGTATATTGGGTGATAAGGGGAATGGGTTACAAAATACTACGAATAAGACCATTGCTAAAGTCAGTGGAAATTATAAACCGAAAGACTATTATTTTGGTTATGATAAGGGTGTTGTAGATTTGTTGGAAAATGGTGTTATTAAAGATAAAGACCCGGATTTAATTAATCTTAATTTATTTGGGGGATTTAACGCATACCATGCTAATGTTACTGAATCCGATGAATTTAATTTAAATGGATATGGTACTGATAGTGTTGTCGAGGCATTATCAAAACAACCAAAGTATACTTATATTTATTATCCTGAGAGTGATTATTTCCGAGAAAAAACAAATAAAACTCAAATTGTTTTACATCATACAGTAAGTGGTGATAATATTGCTTCAGATATTTTATGGTGGCAACAACAAGTTTCTAAATCCGGAGATAAGGTTGCGACTGCATTTATTGTTGGTAGACGTGGTGAAATATTTCAATTATTTTCAACTGATTATTGGGCATACCACTTAGGTATTTCATCAACAATTATTAATGAGAATAATTTAAGTGGTTCAGCAAATACTACATTAAGTGAAAATTCTGTTGGTATTGAAATTGATTCATGGGGTGGTCTAATTAATTCTGGTGGATATTGGTATCCGGCAACATCCGATGACCATAATCCTCAACAATATATTGCCAATACGAAAGTTGAGCCGATTAAGGATGTTGTTACATATGATGCAACTAATGGATACCCTAATGGTTATCATGGGTTTTATGCATTCGAAAGATATACTGATGAACAAATTAATATTGTTAAGGAAATTATAATTGCGGTACAATCTAAATTTAAAGATATCAAATTAGGATATGCTAATGATATATATAATGTAGATATGTGGGGTACGGAAGTTGGTGGTAAGTGGAAACCAGTTCAAGATGCATTAGTTGGTAAGTCAGGTATTTGGAGTCACGTAAGTTATAGATACGATAAGTCTGATTGTCATCCACAGAAAGAATTGATTGATATGTTAAAATCATTACAATAAAAATGGGGGATAATTGAATTATATCCCCCTTTTAAGTTATTGCCAGTGTATTTTATAGTAATTCTTTTTTAAATTCATGTAAACTAATAATACTATCATCGATTGTTTTAGAATCATATGACATTTCTCTGATTTTTTTTATTGTTGTTGCTATTTTATCTGCAATTTTATCGTTATTTTTAGCTTCTAAAATTATTAAACATTCATTTTTATATTCCTCAAGTAATTCAGTTTTTTTAATGTCATTTGATTTTACTAATTTTTTAATTAAAGTTCTATCGTTTTCGTTAAGTGTGCTATATTTTTCATTGAATTTACCGATTGCAATTTCAATGATTTCTTCATTTACTGGCTTAATTTCATGTGATTCAACTAATTGTTTTTTTGGGGATTTAATGTGGTTTAATACAATTTCAAATGATTCATGTATTGCATCGGTATCAATATCATCATAATCGTTAAGTGATTCTCTAATTAGATTATTAATGGCAAAATATAATCGTATTTCATCAATATCTATTGGTTTTGTTTGTTCGGAAATAAATGGCTTAAGTTTTTCACGTTCAATATCAATTTCTTGAATTGTATAAACCTCAAACAACTTTATATTACTATCAATATAACGAGTAGCTGCCAAATCATTTTCAATGTGTTTTTTCTCTAAATTATTAAAGACTTTAAATTCCAATTGCAACACTGGTGAGTTTTTAACAACATCAAAAAAATCCATAGTTAATTTTTTAGACTCTTCAATCAAGTTATTGTTGAAATACGAATCTTTCAATTTATTTGAGATTACTAAGTTAGCTATTCCTATATTAGTGTTTTTCATTTTATTTTTCCGATTTCTTATAAATACTCATAATTATTGTAAACGGTTATGTTTGTTGATACTTAAATTATTACTCCACATCTAAGTTCTCAATATCATCAATTTCAACATCTTGTGCTTCAGTAATTTCCTTAATTGTATTAATACTATCGGCAGATTCTAAAAGAATGTCAATTTCATTAATCATATTTAATGCTGCTGCATTTAACGTATTATTCATATCGTTATTTTCGTTTATAATTTTTTTATGTTCGGCTTCTTTTTTCCTTTCCGGTTCAACACTACTACCATAAACTAATTTCTCTATTCGACTATTAAATTCTTCTTCGGTTAATACCTTCCTACCTCTAACACTATCACCTACTACAGGCGGTAAGTCTGCTGGTGATTGATTTGGTAATCCGGGAATTGGTGCTTGTCCACCACCCATTTCACCACCCATAGGAGGCTCACCCATTCCACCTGCTGGCGGTGCTCCACCACCACCCATCATATCGCCACCCGCTTGTGGTGCTCCACCTTCAGTGCCACCACTAACTGCCATACCTTCAACTGGTTCACCGTATCTCTTATCGATATCGGCAAATAATCCAGATTTCTTGATAACCACAGGCGAATCTTGAAGTTCTTGCATAATAACCTTTTCCATTTTTTGTTGTTTAAGGTCTTCAACAATTTCTCTATCACTCATATTCCAAATAATACGTTTTGCTGTGGTATGTGACATTGCTGCAATACCGCCTTCGGCACGAGTTACTTCAGTATATGTTTGTGCTTTATCTCTCATCAATTCAGACTTCAATAATTCTTGTTGTGTTGATGGATTTGTTAATGTTAATGTAAAATCCTTTAAATCGTCACCAGTATAACCCAATAAATATAAATGAATCATTGCCATTTTATTGAGTTCCTGAATCATGGCTTGTTGAATACGATTTACCTTTTTTGCAAATCTGATATCGTATTGTGCCATGTTCTTACCTGCACCTGCAGCATCTTGGAATGATAAAAATGGCTTAGGTACACCCAATCCAATGAATAAATTATCTCTCAAATATTCAATATCTTGAATAGCATCAAGGTTTGATGCTCCCGGTAGGGTATCAATACCTGTTTGAGTATTTGCATTTCTAACTGGTAGGAAATAATCTTCATCATTACCTAAAATATTAAAACGATAATCAATTTGTCCGTCATTTGGAGCTACTTGTGCTGTTTTTTTGAATTTTGTTGCAACTTTATAGATGTAGTTCTCGATATCATCTTCATCGATGTTACCAACATCAATTTTAAATACCTTTTTCTCACCAGCACGAATAATACGATATGTTAACATGGCATCTTCAGCCATTACAAGCTGTCTAAATACTCTACGTACTTTATTTAATATTGATGAACCATATGGAAGGTACTTATCATCGCCAAGTAGTCTAAAATGGGCAATTTCAAATACATTAAATTCATCACCAGTCATTCTTTCTTTAAATTTAACGAATGGTTTACCGTTTTGTATTCTTTCAAATCTTTCAATCTCATAATTAACCATTTGTTTCACATGAGTAATTCCCTTTTTTCTTTCACCATACAACAATACAAAGTTATCACCATATTTTACTGTATTTCTAACCCAGAATGGTAAATTAACATTTACGTTTACTGTATCGTAGAAAAATTCATCCAATAAAAATTTAATACGTTCTTTATTCGAGTAGATATTTAACATTTTACCATTAAATCCAATGGTTGTGACTTCTTCCATAAATAAATCCAATGCAGCACTAATAATTGGGTAATATTCCATACCTTCATAATCAATATATGCTGGAAGTCTGGCAGCTTCATATTGTAACGCCTTTTGGAAACCCCTATCGGTAGTTCTGAAGAATTTACTTTGTAATTCCCTTTTTTGTTCTAACTCCAATCCTTTTTGGTGAATTTCTTCTGGTGTATTACCTTTAATAATTACCCTACTTTCTTTAGGTGGTGCACTGACAGATTGTTGCATTGTCGGTGTTCCTTCCTGAAACCCAAAACCATCTAAATTTAAAACTTTATTAAGTTGTTGGTATATTGTTAATTTATTTTGTTCAGCCATTTTTATAAATTATTATAATTTATTATAAATACGATAATTTTTTGCAAAAGTCATATAATATAAATACATCCTATGTTTTATTTTTCTTGTTCAAGCCATTAAATAACCATGCATTTGCAATATATGGGTTTAATGGTGATGAACTATTGGGTGAAATCATTAGTCTATTTTTTATGTCTTGTTTTTTACCGATTTCAGATATGTCATTTATTGTTAATATCGCATTTAACATTTTTTCGGTAACACCTTTACTTTGTTTATATCGTTTCATATCAAAATTCAGTACATATAAACCAATTGATAATCCCATAATTGAATCATCGTGAAATGAACGCTTATGGTCAGCTACACGATTTCCGGGAATTGTTACGAATGTTTTTAATTCATCTAATAACCTTACTGACCTAATGATAACATCTTCTAAGTGGATAGCACGCTGTAATTCCAATAATACAGATGCCCTATTATTACCAATAAAAAATCCGGGAATTAAATCAACGTTAATAACATTACCATCATTCATGGTTTTTTGACCTTTTTTAATGTAACCCTGTAACCTATCTCTCGATGGTTTATGTGTAACTTCAGCATAGTGAACATTTTCATAACCAAACTCTAATAATTTTTCAACTGTTTGTACACCGTAACCACCAGTAATATCGACAACACAATAACCATTATTATAGCGTTTACCGTATTGATATGCAATTTCAGATAACATCTGCGGAGTCACTTTACCGTAATATTCTGCAACTTGTTCGACTTTATGTCTTCTAATTTTTACCTTTTTAACCTTATCACCTTTAGTTATCACCCTTTCTTCAATAATCTCAACAGTTTTTAATACATTCATTGTTGAGTTATCCTCACCATGTCCGGGTGATGCATCCAATGCAATAATATATTCTTCTCCGGGTAACGGGTCTTCCCACACCCATAAATTTAAGTCAGTATATTCTTGTCTAATAGGAACTCTGATTTCATTTTCCTGAATTCTAACCAAATATTCTTCAGCAACAAAATTATCACCTGACCCAAGAAATGAACATAATAATTCTTGTGCAATCTTACGCATATCACCATTAGCTCCTTCGATTTGTTCTTCAAACCAAGGTGAACTTGCTGACCATCCATCATCCATCATTTGAATTCTACGGGCATTATCCCAATCTTCATCGGGTAATTCTATTTCATTTTCTCTACCCTTATTCTTCAACCAAACCAATCCCATATTATATCTTGGGTCATTAAACCACCATAATTCAACTGCTTTAAAACCATTTTTACTTTTACCTGTGTTTGGGTCTACTTTACGAGCACCTTCAAAATGTTTATAAAATACGGCATCAAGACCTGAAGGGGTGCTAACCATAATCGCACTACCACCTGTACCTAACGTTGGTTTTGCTGCAGTCCAGAATTTATCTCCCATATCAGTCCAAGCCGTTTCATCCCAAAAAATTAGTGTTGGTGTCATACCACGAAGACCACCCTTTGCTGAGAACGCACCTAATTTAGATTCATTATCGTATATTTTTAATTTCTGCGTATCCTTATATTTGCCAGTTTCAGTTTCTCTACCAGTTTTAGGTCTTAGCCATGCCGGACAAGATTCGATAAATAATACAACATCACTCATAATTTCATCACGAGCAGTTTCAAGTTTATTTGCAATAATAGCAACCTGTCTATTAGAATTGAACATTATATACCATGCAATATAAGCACAAGTTGTGGTAGAAATACCTGCCTGTCTATATTTATTGGCAACAACTAATCTATTGCTTCTATAGGTTTGGATTAAATCTTTTTGGAAGTCAAATAATCTAAATGGTATGATAAGACCTGCAAGACCTTGTGTTTGGTCAAATATGGTTAAATAAGTCTCTATGAAATAAATTGGATTTTTAGCGCAACGAATAATTTCCTCTTCTTGCTCGTAATTGGTTAATTCACTTACTTTTTTCGCTATTCCACTATTAGTAACGATTATTGGTTCATATTTACCTGATTTTTTTCTAATTTCATCAGCTAATTTTCTCGTTTGTTCCTTTTCCTTCTCCCTTTGTACGTCAAATGGAATTACGGGAACGTGGTCTGGAAAAATATCTTCATTAGTTGTAACTTCTGGTTTAATATTTTTACTCATATTATAAATATTTATAATAAATACTAACATAATCAGTATTTATGATTATGTCAATATCTGGAATATATAAAATTGAATCGAAAACTCACGTGAATAGAATTTATGTTGGTAGTTCGGTAAATATTAATAAAAGATGGTGCACACATATTAGTGGATTGTTAAATAATAACATCACTCAATAAAATTACAACGACATTTCAATAAATATGGTATTGATGATTTAGTATTTTCGATTATTGAAAAATGTTCAGTGGACTTATTATTAATTAAAGAGCAACATTATTTGAATAATAATGTTTGTTATTTTAATATATGTAAAAATGCTGGTAATTGTCTGGGTAGAACGCCTTGGAATAAAAATAAAAAAATGTCTAAAGAATTTTCAAATAAAATGAGTGTTTTGGGTATGGGTAATAAAAATCGTGTTGGTAAGAAACATAAAATAGAGACAATAATTAAAATTCGGAATAGCCCAAAGAACCGAATCTTTAAGACCAAACTATCTAAAACTGAAATCGATGAAATTATATTAAAATACATACCTAAAAAATATAGTTCATTAAAATTAGCAAAAGAATATCATGTAGATAAAAAAACAATATTAAATATTATGCATAAATCATATAATACTTAATATTGTTTAAAACCGCAAAACACGGTACATATCTTGATGTATCGTTTTTCGAAACACATATCTCCTAATATGGCAGCATGTGCGATATTAACCTAACTTAATCGCAGATGTTTCAATGAATTCTCTATCTCTCAATATTATTTTCCTTGAATTGAACATATCCATAATTCTTGATAATGACATACCATAATGAAAAACTAATAGTGGTGTATCTTCATCTGGTTTATTGAACATACTTTCATATTGGTCAAAACCATTACCCATATTATCATTATATCTTTCAATTTCATATGCAAGTGCATGTATGGTATGATAGCCATGCATATATTCCCTATCAACTGCTTCATGTAAACAAAATAAATCAAATGAACTTGTTTTTAAACTAAAGACAGCATCAATATAATCTTCAGTTGGTGGCATTGCGTTATCACATGCTGGTGATAAATCCCAACACCAATCTTCAATCATTATATTTGTTTCATCGTTAGAAAAAATAAATTCATATAAACCTTCGTCCTTGGAATTATATCCAATTTTCAATACATAAATTAGTTTTAACTTTTTATCGTCTAATTCCATAACATGTTATTTAAATATAAATACGATTAAATATAATAAAAAAAACCCAAATTACTCCGGGTTTTTTCAATATTATTTAATATTATTTTTTCTTATTTCTAACAACAACATTTTCGTATAGTTTGAACTGTTTATCAATAACTGAATCAAGTTTCTTTAATGTTGGAGATTTCTTACTTTCAGTTAAGATTGGTTTTCTTAAACCAGCATTTTCTTCAAGTCTATTACGAATGTATTTTCTTAATTTTCTTTCGGATTCGTTCATTGAAATTTGAACGTTTTTATCTGGACTAATCGTAATATCAACACCAGTTGTTGCAGCACCATCAGGTTTAACAGTGGCTACGCCAATACTTTGTGCTCCGGGAGAAAAACTGATTGGTTTATCGTTACTTTTTTCAAACGGTTTTTCTTCAGTTGATATTTCTTCGGTAGATTCTTCACCACTTTCGTCACCAACTTCTAAATTGTCGATATCTACATTATCAATTTCTTCTTCCTCCTCTTCTTTAATCATATTTGGTTGAACAACTGTGTTTGCTGGGTCAGTATTTTCATTTTTAAATTTATTTAAATTTGCCGCACCACCCGCACCAACTTGATTCTTAATTGTAGTTAATAAACTATTAACGTTTACTGGTTGTTGACCTGCACCAACCATTCTTTTGTTTAATGCTGCAACTTGTTGACCAAGATTAGCTGCAATACCTTCAAGTTTTTTTACCTCGTTATTTATTTCACCACTATTATATGTTTGCTTTACATTGGTAGCCATTTGATTAACTGCAGATTTGGCTTGATTGAATTTATCACCAACTGCTTGTGCACCTTGTTGTACTTTATTTCCAATTGCAGTTTTAGCTGCATTACCTAATGATTTTAAACCACCGAATAATTCGTTAATTTGTGCATGTAAATCTTCTTCTGTTGATTCATCCATTGAATTAACTTCTGGCTCTAATTCGTCAGCATATTCTTCATGACCATATTCATTTCTTAAAATGTCCAATACTTGTGGCATTAATTTAATAAATAATGCAACACTTTTGTGGTCACCATCATTTTCACCTTCACCGTGAGCATTAGCATATCCACTAACCAAACTACCCATTTCTTCTTCACCGCATTCCATTATTGATTCTGCTGTATAACCTCTTGATTCTGCATATTGAGCAAAACCACCACATTCAGAACATTGTTGTTGTTCTTTAACTTCCTCTGGATTTTCCACACTTGCATCTACACTTACGTCAACATTTTTTTCATCAGGCATGCTTGCTTCCAAATCGTCAATTTCTTCTTGACCGATAACTTTAATAAGTTTGTTAGCCATTTCTTTTCTATCTTCGATTTCAATATCTGTAAGTTTATCTTTAAATGATGTAATGAATGAATTAATATATGACTTAACTTGAGCATCAGTCATTTCTGTTTTTCTTATTTTATTTGTTAATTTACCGATAACCTTTTCGATTTCCCTATTTGGTTCATCGGTTTCCGAGCCAGTATCAATACCAGCACCACCCATGTCACCACCCTCAGCATCAGCATCACCCATACTTGCATCTGGAGTATCACCCATTCCACCATCTGCATCGGCATCAGGCATATCTGCATCTGCACCCATACCATCACCGCCAGCATCTGGCATATCAGCACTACCCATTCCACCTTCTGCATCTGGAGTATCACCCATACCAGCATCCGGAGTAGCGGGTTCGTCACCCATTGGTTTAGCATCTAATCCAGCAGCCATTTCATCACCACCTTCGGGTTGTGTTGGCATCGCAGGTGTTTTTTCTGCACTTGTTGCAGCATCTAAATCACCAACTTTGTCTGCAGCCATATCAATTTCTTTTCCGGCTAAATCTTCAGATAAGAACATTTTACTATTGGTTTTATTGGTTTTTAATGAACCAGCACCACCGATTGTGTGAAACATCATATTTCTTTGTTTATCTGCCTCAGCCAACGACTTAAATTGATAACCAGTAATATTTTCCATTCCACCAATGTATACAAAATCAGCCACATTTGGGTCTTGTTTTGTACCAGCTTTTTTTAGATAGTAATTATGGTTTTCTTTTACAATGCCATATGCAATACCATCGGCAGCTCTTTTATAATCGATAAGACTCCCCAAATTACGTGTATTTGATTCTTTAATAGAGGGTTTATTTGAATTAGCTAAGGTATTTAGTCTTTCGTAATATGCCTCCTTTGATGTATGTTTTGCCATTTTAATATTTTTTAAATGTACGTTATTATTTAGTTATTCTATTTACACTTTTTTATAAATACTTTATTTAGAACAAAAAATTAGGAATGTTAGATTATTTCATAATTTTCGTTTACTATTTTATGTTTAATCAATAATTCATGAACTTTAGGTGTAATTAAGTTATTACTTCTAAAACTATCAATGACTGACTGATTCGCCTTGGTGTGGGAAACGTTTTCATTTAAAAACTTTTTGTTTTTATACATATGCTCCAATATACTATAGAAAACCTTTTCAGATTTTTTATTCTCAACATATGTCTTTAATTGTGCTTCCGTTACTATAAACCTCTTCATAATTCAAATTCATTTAAACTTAATTCGTTAGTTAAATACTGATTTTTCATCTCAACCATCTTCTGTAAATACCCAGAATTTCGTAATATTTTAAAAACCAAGTTTTCTGTTGAATATTCACCAGAATTATCTAATCCACTTTGTCTGTATTTTTTTATTTTATTCTTCAGTTGTTCATGCTTTTTCACGAAACTTTCAGAATTCATATTATTTTCAAGATTATCAATAGCATTCATTAAATCTGCTGATTTTAATTGTACATCGGCAGTATCAACATTAATGATTTTTTTTATCGGTTTTCTAATCCAATCATTTTTCACCAACGAATAAGTACCTGATGAATGATGTGGTTCTTCAGAATCTTGGAAATACAATTCAACATCGTGACCCTTTACCTGAATTGGTAACTGCTCCGACCATAGTTGTTTTTTTAATTTCAAAAAATCCCCAACAAAATCCTTATTTTCTGATATTTGATTGAAGTCCATAACTATATGAACGTCTAAATCTGAATCATCGTTATAATTGAAATTAGCCATACTACCAGTTAGTATGATATCATTAAATTTAAGATTTTCAACATCGGAAAATTCTATAAATCTTTTCGCATTTTTCAAGAGTATTTTTCTTACTTCCGGTTTTAACTTTTCGTTTTCATCCCATATTAATGGACTTAACGTATCATTCATTTTAATTGATGTTACGTCAACAGCGTCTGGCTCGATAACTTCCTTCAATATATCTGAAATGTTATTTTTTTTCCAATATTTGGAACTCCATTTCCTTGGGTTATTATTATCCAACATATTCTTTTTCATATAAATACTGTTAATGTTCTAATAAGAATGTCTCCGGTTTTTTATCAATTAATTTTTCAATATTACCTTGCGACATTATTATTGTATTTGGAACACTACCGGGTTTACCATTGATTTTCGATTGAATCACATCTTTTGTTTTAGCACCACGATTATGGCTTAATCTTTCAAGTTCACTATTCAACCATTCGACAATTGCATCTGGATTATGACATTTCTGATTTGTATCACCAAATTCTGTATCCCAATCAATTTCATTTAATGATTGTGCTCTGGGCAACGTACTTAAAAATTGTTCTTTGGTTAAGTGCCTAATATTATTTTCATTAATTGGTAACTTGGTTACACCGAACATCATTTCAAATAATCGCTGTTTTGTATCTTTAGCCATACATGTTCTAAATAAATTAAATCATTTTCTATAAATACGAAACCATTAATTAAAATGATGTAGTATTTATTATAAATTCTCGTATAATATGAATTTAGAATGTTTAAATGGTGTTATTACCAATAATTTGGCGATTCAAATCGACTTAACTCAATTAAAGTCATGGGATTTAAATTCTGGCTTTACTTCATATAGTTTAACTAAATGGACTGGTGCTGTTTCAGACAATATTAATCTAATTGATTTTGGGTTAACTGGTTTTGATAATGGTAGAACCGATACTATGTGGAACGGTATAACATTAACTCCAAATGATACATTATTTTCTATGCATCGTATCGGATACAATGTAGTTCAAAATCCAACCACGGGTCAAACAAGTGGAATTACAGTCACAACCCAATATAGTCCATACGATATTAGTGGTGTTACAAGTGGTTTAACCGGAAATTATTTTGAACTTAATGGTGGATATTTACAAGGATTTTTTAAATTACAAGACTATAATTACGAACTATTACCATCCAGATTTAATAACGGTATTACTGTTGAGACAATGGTTAATTTATATCCAAACTCATCAGGAATATTTTATATGATGGGTTTACGTGCTGATGATAAATATAATCGATTCTTTAGTGGTGAAACAACTACAGGTGGTACGCCAAGTAATATCACTATACTTAGTGGAGTAACTACAAGTGAAAATAATTACTTGGATGCATATTATGAAACTTCAGTAAACAAAAAAGCATTTAGTACTTGGGAAAGTAGAAAAAATATTGAATATAAAGAAGCACCTGCAATTGATAACATTAAAGGTAATGTTATTGCATTTTATTTAACTGATGATAAAAGAATTGGTTATAAATATATTGACAATAATGGATTAATTGTTGAAAACGCATCACCAACACCAATAACAGCAACTGGATTTACATTAATTGCAATCGCATTTACTCCGGATAATATAATTAATACGACAGACCCTAAACTATTTTTATGCGCACCACAAAGAAAAGGTAAATTAATATTTTATATTAACGGTAGAGCTGTTTGGATTGTTAGAGAATTTCCTGAATATTTTTTTAAGTCATTAAAAAATCAAAGAGAAAAACAAATCGGTGTACCATATTCAATTAGTTGGGGTGGTGGTTCATTTGGATTAAGATATTCATATCATTATGACTATCAAAAATATACACTATATTCAAGTCAAGATACTCAATATATTAACAATATGTTTTGGGTTCAAAATAATCCACTACCAAACGAATGTGAACCTCCTGCAACGGATGATTACTTGCCGGGATTATCGTTAAGTGCTGATAGTAGTACATTTATAATTAAAGAAAGGTGTGACCCAGCAATTGAACATCCATTAACGGTAATGCGTATTCAATATACAGGAATGACTGGTACATCTGCCATGACATATTTCATAAAGTTTAATCAACCAATATCTGTTTTATCGAATAGGGACTATGAAATTGATTTATCGTTTTATAATGGTGGGTTTTTTCAAACATATGATAATAATGGTTATCAGGTTCGTAACAGTGCTGCAATTGTATTGTACGGTACAACCGATATTGATATTATTGAAGAAACCGAATACGTTATGCCATTAACTATGGAAGATATATTGAAATTAAATGGAAATGGATTATACCCATTCCCGGATAGACAAGAATTTGAATATATGAGAAATCAAACAATGTATTATGGTGAAACAGGTATTCCAGTTCTTGATGAACAAGCATTTTTATATGGATTATCACCAGACACTTTAGCTCAAGGTAGTCTTGTTACAGGTGAAAATGGTTGGAAACCATTAATGACCAAATTTAGAACTAAAGATAATACCGGACAACAATGGGTGTATATGGGATTATTATTAAAAAGTAGTGTTGGTTTTAATTTGGATAAACCAATATTTGTTAATAATTTTACATACAAAGGTGCTGACATATTAGTTCAAGACCCAAGTAAAGATAATTTGTTGATTGAACAAAATTTTGATTCATCTTTTATTGGTGGTATTCAAAAACTTAGAGTTTATAATACAGCATTAACATCACCGGAAATATTACATAATGCATATATGGAATCAACATTAAATCCATATCTGAATATGAGGGTAAGTAAAGGTGGAAGAATAATTTATAGATAATATGGGTCAATTAGAGGAAATATATACGGGTTGGAAAAATTACATATTTTCCAACCCGGAAGTTGAAGTTGAGGCTAAACGTAGAATTGCTATTTGTGTATCTAATGAATGTAAAAAGTTTAGACCAAATAAATCATGTGCCCTTTGCGGATGTTATATGCCTGCCAAAGTAAAAAGTCCTAAGTCACATTGCGCTATCGGTAAATGGTAATTTAGCAATACGGTACATTTGCAATGTTATCACCCTTTACATAATTAGTTGAAATCGTTTCTTTACTAATTATATTTTCAGTATATTCTCTAATAAACATACTCTGAATTTTATGTGGTGCATGTTTTAATGCAATAAAATCAATTTCATCACCATCCGTAGTTGATAAGGTAGTATTAATGTCTGACCATTCAATATAGTTATAGTGCTCATCGTGTGATGGAGCAACATAATTTGCCCAATCACCTTGACTACTATTAGTATCAATACCAACAGCAACTTTATCACTGTCGAACTGTAATATGAATTTAGCTGGTTCTTTTGTTGAATCATATAGATATTCTACTTCAAGATAATATTCAATTGTTAAGAATGATTCATCGTTTCCACCAACACGTGCATCAGTAGCTTTAGTTTTAATATTGTTTTTACTTACCAATGAGTCACAAATAAATTGTTTTTGAAAATCTTCATTCTTTAGTAAATCAACATTTTCTCTTTCTTTAGTGTATGAATCATTATTCAGATAGTCGAAATCAGAAATTTCTTCGTTAATGATTCTTATAATATTTTTATCTTTCATCGAATATAAATTTCTAATAAATACTAATATTATCCAATAAAAATCAATCACAATAGTATTTATATATGAAAGTCATTGCTTAATCACTGTATTAAGTTAAGTCTGAAATTCAGGTATGATTTTTAAATTTTATCGCCAGTCAGTGGCTATGTAAAATTTAAAACTTTACTGAGATATTTAATGTAATAATTGCACTCGTAAAAAAAGTGCAATTATTTTTTAAAAAAATTTGGAGTTAATGTAACTTTTATTACCTTTGTAACGTATTTATAAACTCAAGCCTAATATTAGGCAAAACAATTAACGATTAATAAATAGAAATGATGAAAACTTTTACACATACTCAACCCCAACCGCAACAACATCCACAAAATGTTGAATGGGAATGTTATGCTTGAAAGGACTAATCAAAAACTTTAAGTTAAACAAAAACCCCACTCAACTAATGAATGGGGTTTTTGTTTTTTATATCTGGTAGAGAGACTAAGGTAGCAACGTGCCCTTGGAAGGCATGGGTAGTTCGTTCGATTCGAACCTATCAGACCAAATATTGGTTCTTTGATGTATTGTATTAATATGGTGTTTATAGCTTAATTGGTAAAGCGCATGACTGTGAATCATGTAGATGTGGAATCATCCTCCATTAAACGCCCAATTTATTATTAATTATTTTAGTGATGGTTGATAAAAATGTTATTGATAATTGTTCTTTAAAATATTTTTGATGTGATGTATCAATTACACATAGCTCAATTCCTTGTTCAATACAGGCTTGAAATTTACGTTGGTCATTGTTTTGTGTTTTAATAAATTTTTCTTCAGTAAAAATCTGTTCATAATGGAAAATACCGTTAAGTTCAAATGCGAGTTTAAGTGATGGTATGTAAACATCTAATTCAGAATTAATTGTATCTTTTTGATTATAATGAATTTCTAAATTTGGATATAATTCAGTTAATTTAATTTCGACATATTTTTCAAGTTTAGACCTACAATTACCTTTGGTTTTATGTTTGTTATTATATGTTGCTGCGCATGAACGTGAACAAAAATTTTTTTCAGTTATTTCAGACAGTTGCCTCACAAATTGTTTATTACATTCTTTACAATTAATGTGTATTCTCGTATCACTACCCTTTTGTTTACAATTAACTGAACAATATTTTAATTTAACAGTTCTATGATTATTAATTACTTTATTTATTTCTTTTTTTATGTTGTAAAATGTATTTCCACAATATTCACATTTTAATGGTAACTTTTCGGTTGCTCTATAGCTTTTGAGTGTTGTAATATCAAATAGTGGTGTCATATTTTGTTTAATTTATTATAAATACTGAAAAATAAATTTCGAAACGAATCTTACACCCAAATAATTTTATGGCGTAGTTGGGGAGAGGTCACCCCGCCTGCTTTGGGAGCAGGACAACTCGTGAGTTCGAATCTCACCTATGCCACTGTGTTGTTAGCTTATCTGGTAAAAGTGCCATACTGTGAATATGGAGACAGGGTTCGAGTCCCTACAACACCCAAATAACGGTAACACACGACACATTGACTGTCGTATTTCAGGTTCGAATCCTGATAGGTCAACAATATTGTCCTCTGGCAGAATGGCTATTGCATCACCCTTTGAAGGTGACACCCGCAAGGGTTTACAGGTTCGAGTCCTGTGGGGATAACTTTACATTACCAAATGGTGTAACGGTAACACTCGACCCTCTGGAGGTTGCGTTCTTGGTTCGAATCCAAGTTTGGTTACAAAATAATTATAGACGATAGATTTTCAATAAAAAAACCAATAATATGACGTATAATCTTTTTTTAGACGATATCCGTGAACCTGAACATTGTTTGAGTTATACCCATAATCAAATATATGATGCATTGGATTGGATTGTTGTACGTAGTTACGATGAGTTTATTGGGTGTGTTGAATCTATGGGTATTCCCGAAGTAATTAGTTTTGACCATGACCTTGCTGATGAGCATTATGACCCGGACTTATATGGTAGTGAAACCTACAATGAAGTGTATGATAATTTTGAATTTAAAACCGGATATGATTGCGCTAAATGGTTTATCGATTACATAATTGATAACAATTTACAACTACCCGATACTATTATGATTCACTCAATGAATCCTGTTGGTGCATTAAATATCAAATCATTGTTTGATACATATAATAAAGTTATGGGAAAGGATTAATATAACATTATACGTATTTATATGAAAATGCGTAATGAACATTAATAAAATAATCAAAGAAGAGATTTCAAATTTAAGTGAGTACCTAACTCATGAAGGTGTTGGCTTAATGAGATATTTTTCAATGACCGATGCTGAAAAGATTGGATATTTACCTGAAGGTTACCCATACGAATATTTATTTAATGATTTCCTTGAAGAAACGGATACAGATTATAGTGGCAGTCAATATACTGATTCCGATGGTAATGATATTCCAAACGATGAAGAATTTGAAATATATAACGTGCCAGAACCAATTAAACGAAAGTATGGTTTGTGGTTATTCAAACAAATTAATAATCATTCCTTAAATATTGAAGATAGTGAATACCCTGCTTGGAGTTATTTCGATAGACCAACCTTAATTAAAAATCAATGGCTTATTCATTTCACTGCTGATGCAGATAGTATTGCTAATAATGGATTTATTTATGGTGTTGATGATGTAGATAAATTGGGATTAACTACACATTTATCTGATTTCGAAAAAAAATATGGTGGATATAATTTCTCATATGAATTATCGGATTTCATTAGATATGGTAAAACCAATAGGTCATGGCAAAGCCAAGAATATAAGTATGGTAAAGAAGCAGTAATATTTAGAGCATCTGGTGTAAAACTATGGCATCATACTGATGAAGAGCCACAAGTTATTTTCTATGGAAAAACAGCAACAAACATAATTCCAATTACGAGTGGTGAAGACAAGAAATATGGTGTTCATAGTAGTAGGAATAACGAATTACTGTATGAGTCAGATGACATGGAAGACGTTGTGGATTGGCTGGTAAAAAATTATGCACAATATAGAAAGCATTTATATAATAAATAAGTATTTATCCTTAAATGGATTAATAATAAATTATAATAACAACATTACAATATGAAAAAACCTGATAGTAAACAAAGACTTATTGAGGTCATGACAAGATTAGATAAGACATTCAAATCAAAACCTGAAATCATTAAAGAAACATTTGAACCTGATTATAGCAAGGGTGAATATTTTTACGATAAACTCGAAGAAATAATTAATCAAATGCAACAAGCTGGCTACGATAATCAAGCAATTTTATCTGAAGTTAATAAAATATTGGGTATTGAAGACGACCTCGGAGAAGGTCGTTTAGCTAATTTAGCTGCTGGTGTTGGAATGGCAGCAGGCACAATGTTTGGTGGTGGTGCTCAAGCACAGACAACAGCACCAATAAATAAACCCGGTATGGAACAAGCAGATTATAGTTTAATGAATGATTATTATGTTGGTATTGCAACTAAATTAGCTGCTGAAGCTAAACAAAAGGGTGATACTCAATCAGAAATCGCATACAATAAAATCGCACAACATTATAAGGGTGGTAATACATCTGAATTATCTGCTGGTTTAAAACCATATATGGATAATATAATTAAAACTCAACAGAGTGCAAGTCATAATGATATTGTTAATTATGTTAGGGGTGTTAATGAATCTGAAGTTGAAGAAGGCAGAATGGCTAATTTGGCAGCAGGTATTGGAATGGCAGCAGGCACAATGTTTGGTGGTGGTGCTCAAGCACAACAAATGGTATCTGCAGCACCAATGAATAAACCCGGTATGGAACAAACCGACAATAAAGTTCAAGATGCTGATGTGATAAGTGCAATACTTGGTGTTAACGATATGAAGTTAAGTAATGCAGTACATGCTGGTGATACTGCAACATTAGCAATACATCGTGAAATTAAAGAATACTTTTTAAATAAAAGGGATGGTAAAGAAATTAAAAAATTATCGCCAGCAGCAGTAGAAGCAGCAAAAAAAATAGGTGCTGAAATAAATAAAATGTCTTATGATTTATATAATCAAACTACGGCTTATGGTAAAACTGTTAGAAGTGCAAATTAATCAACATCGTCATCCGGAATACAACAAATGAATTAAATAATCAATAAGCAATAATAAATTAAAAATATGAAACCATCTAAAGACAGCAAACAAATGCTTTTCGAAATGATGGGTAAACTTGATAAATCATTTAAACCTAAAGCTGAAATCCTTAACGAATGGAATTTCGATAAGAAAAATGGCGAAGATAAAGAATCAAAAGAACACGAAGAAAAAGAAGAAAAGGAAGAAACTGGCAAGAAAAAATATAACTTCGAGAAAAAAGAAGGTGAAGAATCTAAAGAACATGAAGAGTCTAAAACTCCGGAAGAAGAAAATGAAGAGCACGAAGACAAGAAAGAGCTTGATGAAGTTAAACCTAAAACAAAAATACCTGTAAATATGATTGCAAAGGTTGGCGGTAAATGAAGTGGTAAGGGTCTAAGTATTAAATAATGTTTATAACTGTGTGATGAAGAAAGATAGTAAACAAATGCTTTTCGAAATGATGGGTAAATTAGACCCAACATTCGATAATGTAAATGAACTTGTTATTTCTGAAGATATAAGTGTTGATGTAAATGTTGGTGATACTATTATGACTGGCAGATTTAAAAATAAACGAACAGTTGTGAAGACAATTGGAAAAGACGAACACGGTATGCCAACTATTAATGGTAAGAAAGTAGTAACATTTAGAAAGACTAATGAAAAAAATAGTAAATAATAATAAAAACACATAAATTTCTTAGTTGATTATCGATAAGTTAGAAAATAAATCAAAAATATTTTAAAAAAAGTTTGCAGATAATGTAACTTTTAGTAACTTTGTAACGTATTTAAATGAAAATACAATAATGATAAACAAGATTTTTTAAATAGTATAAACAAAATAAAAATTACAACAATGAAAAAAGTACTCGACATATTATTAGTAGTCTTAGCGGTTGACCTATTGTGGGCAGCAATGGAGGATGATTGTAAAGTTATCGGGTTCACTGATATTATTGATTGGTAATTTCTAATCACAATATTAATTAAAAAACTCGATTCGAGAGATTCGGGTTTTTTTGTTTTAAGGTCTTTGACATATTGGAAATTTAAGAATAATTGGAGTGGGTTACAAATACAATCCACTCCAAAATAACGTCTTATGTGCTCGACTGGCGTGCGAGAATTGGGCTGTCACCCCTCTAAAACAAGGGTTCAAATCCCTTTGAGACGGCATTGATAATCATGTTGTTACGAATTTTTATTAAAAATATTACTGTTTTTTGAACTATGACAGTTTTTATTTGTAAATTTGTATCATGAAGAACGAAAAATATCAAAAAGAATCATTTACGTTAATTGTTTTAAATTCAAACAATTTAACCGATGTTGCAAAAAATTTGGGTTTGGTTGCATATTGTGGCAATCGTAACACAATAAAGAAATATATTAAATTATATGATATTGATGTATCACATTTTAATATTGATAATACAAAAAAAAGAGTTGTAAAAAAATTGATTTATCTAAAATATTGGTAATTAATTCTACATATAGTACAACTAATTTAAAATATCGTTTATATGATGAAAATTTAAAAGAACGTAAATGCGAATTATGTGGACAAACTGAAGATTGGCAAGGTAAACATATGAGTTTGATTCTTGACCATATAAATGGTATTAACGATGACCATAGATTGGTAAATTTGAGAATCGTTTGTCCAAATTGTAATGCAACATTACCAACACATAGTGGTAAAAACGTTGGTAATAGCAAATATAAAAACATTATTAATGGTAATGTCATTAAAAAATATTGTGGTTGCGGTAAAATTATTGAAAATAAGGTAAATAAATGTAATAATTGTGATTCATATAAACAGCGTAAAGTAGATAGACCACCGCTTGAACAATTAATATCAGAAGTGATTGAATTAGGTTATTCAGGTACTGGTAGAAAGTATAATGTTAGTGACAATGCAATTAGAAAATGGATTAGATTTTATGAAAAGCACACACCCTCGTAGTTCAGTTGGTCAGAATGGGGCACTGTCTATGCTCAGGTCGCCCGTTCAAGTCGGGTCGGGGGTTAATCAACAGCTAACTAAATTTTAACAAAATCTACAAAAAAATATTAAAATTTAACAATAATTTAACATAAAAACAGTACTTTTGACAAATTAAAAAGTATATATATGAGAAAGCAAATTAATAAAGTAATGGAGAACCTAAAAAATAAATCGTTGAAAGTGGTTCGAGTTGATAAAACCGAATTCGAACTTGATAACGGTGATGTATATCCAATTCCATTCGAGTTGGATGTCGATGAGGATATATCGATTGAAGAGTTCCAGAAGATTTTGGATTCTTCGAAAGAGACTATCCTAAAAATATTAGATAAAACGAATGAGTAAACTATTAACCATTGCACAAACATCTAAGATTTTAAATGTTTCTCAGAACACTCTGAGAAATTGGGATAGAGTGAATATCAACATCACACCGATAAAAACAGTTGGTGGTCATCGTAGATATAGGGAGGATGATGTTAATAAGTTTATCGGTGAGTTAAAAGTAGAAAGCGTATCAAATACCGTTGTCACCTACGCTCGTGTGAGTTCACATGAACAGAAAACGAAAGGTGATTTGGATAGACAATCACAACGACTATCTGAGTACTGTGCGAAGAAGAAGTACGTGGTTCATCACATCATCAAGGATGTTGGCTCTGGACTATCGGATACACGAACTGGATTTGTAAGAATGGTTGACTTAGTAATTAAGAAGAAGATTAATAAGGTGGTCATCGAGAATAAAGATAGGCTAACCAGATTTCAGTTCAACTTGATTAAGGAGTTCTTCAACAGTTATGACGTAGAGATTGAGTGTGTGGATAATGTGAACATATCGAACGAGGAAGAGTTTGTGAATGATATCATGATGCTTATGGCATCATTCTCTGGTAAGTTGTACGGAAAGAGAAGTGTCAAACGTAAGAAAGAGATTAAAGAACAAAAATTGAGAGATAAATTAAATGAAAATAAAATTTGAGAAATTATGAAAACAAAAGAACTACTGAAATCCTTAACTGTTAATTCGTCCAATATCAATGGAATGAATGGTTTGTTTGGTAAAGAGTTAAAAATTATTGAACCGTTTATTAAGGAATTGGATGAGTTTAAAGAAGTTAAACATGTTGAAATTGAATGTGATTTTGAAGTCTTTACTCCATCAAATAATCCAAGTGAAAAACATATTGAATTAGTGACTTGTAAATTATCTGATTGTATGTTCAGTGAATCTATATTGATGTATGGGTTATTTATTTCGGATGATGAAGTGATGATAAGATGTGCAAATTTTTCATTAAGGTAAATCATTACTAATGAAACTAATTAGGTCAACCAAGTGTAGTCTGAAATTCAGTACACAGAAAAAGAAGAATGAGTTGTTAATCATCTTAGACGAGTACTCTAAGGTGGTTAACTTCTTCATCAACTATTTCTGGTTAAATCCTACTATCATGAGCAAAGGTAGTCTACTAAAACCTGTTGTTGACTTACCACAAGAATCTTGGCTATCTGCACGATTACGTAAAGTTGCTGCACGAGAAGCAATTGATATGATTAACGCCAGCAAAGAACGTTGGAAGAATAAAGCAGTTATCCCTGTTCATAAAGGTAATCGGATGTACGTGAGTTGTACCATTGCTGATTTGATACCAAGTAAACTATCTACTGAGTTTGATGCTTGGTTACACCTTGCATCAATCGGTAATAAGAAAATATTAGACCTACCGATTAAGTATCATAAGCACTTTAATAAGTATAACCTAACAGGTAAACGTCTGAACTCGTATATTATCACCAAGAACTATGTTCAGTTCAGTTTTGAGATAATTACACTACCAAAACGTGAAGGAAAACTTTGCATCGGTATTGATACTGGTATTAATGCATTAGCATCGTTGAATAATGGTAAGCAGTATGGTTTAGATATTAAGGAATATATTGAACGAGTTAAGCGTTGTGTACAGGGGAGTAAAGGATATTACGTGGCAAAACGAGCGTTGAAGCAACGTATCGATGAGGTTGCCATTGAAATAGTAAATACAGAGAACCCAGATTTAATAGTTGTAGAAAAACTAAAGAGTATGGGCAAAAAGTCAAAAGCCAAACGTTTATTGGCTAAAAGTATTAGACGTTCTATCGGAACATGGAATTGGAAGTACTGGTTGAAAAGGTTGGAAGCACAGTGTGAGACTAATCGTATTAGTTTTCGCAGTGTAGCACCTTATTACACCAGTACGACCTGTCCTGTTTGTGGTCACTCTGATAGGGGGAATCGATTGGGAGAAGTATTCTTGTGTCTAAAGTGTGGTCACAAAGACAATGCAGATATTAACGCTGGCAAGAATATTTTGAATCGATTTCTCACAGGACAATACGGTGTCTGTTACAAAGAAGTTAGTCTGATTTAGTCTATTAGTAGATTTTGTTAGATTAATTTTAACGGTGCAAAACATATATCGGAAGGTATGTGAAGCAAGATGTTCTGAATACGTAATAGGAATGCCTTGAAAGACTCGTAGTTTATATTGGTGTGAATACCCTCTCGCATGGGGGTGGTTGCTGGTTCGAATCCAGTGGGGTCTGCAAAATTACCGTTTTAACAGTAAATTATCACATATTTTGTAATATATTGCACTTTTTAGTGTATTTTTAAATGCTGGCTTATACAAGTGGCTAAAGTAAGCACCCTTTCAAGGTGTTACCGTAAGGTTTCGTGGATTCGAATTCCACAGTCAGTACAATTTATTTTCATCATTTCACNAATTCAGTTAACNAAAAAAGTATTTATATGTAAACGATACTTATGAATACAACTATAATAGATGGTACTAAAAATACCCCGGAAATAACATTTGATGTTGAAAATAAAACATTATCTTTAAATGGTAAATCATTACCTGAAGATTCAGAAACCTTTTATTTAAAAGTTAATGAACTACTTGATGAGTTTTTACAAGAAATAAATTATACTGGATTAAAAATAGTTTGTGATTTAAGTTATGTTAATTCATCTTCAAGTAAAAGGATTTACGATATATTCAAAATGTCAATGAAAATGGTTTGTAATCCGGACATTATTTGGAGATATGATGTTGATGATGATGATGTAAAAGAACAAGGCGAAGAATATGAAATGGCATTGGGTTTAAGAGTTCATTTTACGTTTGAGCCACATTAATGCTCGGTTCATATAAAGGTCAATATATGTGTTTTTCGACCACATTATAGGGGTTCGAGTCCCCTACCGAGTACAATACAATTAATATGGATTTAGATGTTATAAAACCAGACGGAACAGTTAATTTAATCACAATAGAAATTGATGATTATATTGGTGTGGATTATGAAGATAATGGTTGGGATGATAAATTCATATATGACGCATTTTAAAATATACAGTTTAGGACTGTTATGGTTTCGACCATATAAGGGTGGCGATGTTCGCTACTACGTCACCCTTTAATTTTTTTCCACATGGGAGATTGGCGTAAAGGTAGCGTTTTTGCCTTACATGCAAACGGCAATGGTTCGATTCCATTATCTCCTACAATCTGTTTCCTTAGCTCAGTCGGTTTTACACATTAATTGGCATTAATTGCCAAAAATTTGGCATATTTGGCAATTTATAATTAAAATTGCCAAATATTTATAGTAATATTGACAGTAAAATCAAATTACTGCCAATATATAGTAAATATAGGTATCGTCTAAAGGTAAGATGCTTCCCGTCCGAGGAAAGAGATGGGAACTGCAGATAAGGTTCAATTCTCCCTACCTATGCAAATGCGGGTGTGATGAAATGGTAGCACATGATAGTTTTAGAAACTATTGCGAAGTAATAGTAGCGTGTCGGTTCGAGTCCGACCATCCGTACTAAATTTAAATTTATGGATACGAAACATCAAATTGAGATTTTAAAAAAATCTGCTAAAACAAAAAAACAACGACAAGTTTTTGAAGGTGCTAAAGAAGAACTGCCACCTTTAACACATGATTTGAAATATAAATTATTTGCAGCAAAGGCAGCATCAATATAAATGCGAGTGTGGTGGAACTGGTAGACACGTATGCCTAAGAAGCATATGTCTGAAAGGATTTGTCGGTTCGAGTCCGACCATTCGTACTTAATATCATGTAATGGCGAAAGGGTAAACGCTATCCAAAACATGGGGAAAGGGCACATTACCGTAAGGCTGTCCTTATCGGTTCGATTCCGATTTACATGACTAAATCAAATTTTATGTCTGAAACTGGTAGATTTTATGTTCAAAAAGAAGGAAGAACATTCGTAGTCGAACCCATCGACAATACAATGGGTAAGGGTCGTAAAAAATGGGGTGATGTTGACCCGGCATCAGGTGAAATTCAAGGAAACTATGGTAGTAAACAACTTGGTGCTATTCACGAAAACGACACAATTATAACCGAAGAAAATGGTTTTAAAAATATCGTTACTTTGGGTGTTGGTGAAAGTCCAGATAGTTACATTGAAAAGTTATTGAAACAATAAAAAAATTGGTGTTTTACCGATGCTTTAAACTTTAGGATAAAAAGCAAAACTATGGGGTCGTAGCTCAATTGGCGAGAGCACCTGCTTTGCACGCAGGGGGTTGCGGGTTCGAGTCCCACTAAGAGCACAAAGACTGTTAGAACTTTTATAGATGATACGGTAATTCGTGCTTCATGCATAGAAAGTTCATTTGGGGCATTAGTGACAACGGCTAACACGATAGACTTGCACTCTATAAATATCGATTCGAATTCGATATGCTCCACAAAATCAAATAGTTAAATAAATCACCTAAAGTAACTATTTAAATGGCTCAATACCCCAACTGGCAGAGGGAAACGGCTTAAACCCGTAAAAGTGTGGATTCGAATTCCACTTGAGCTACAATTGCCGGATAAAATTTTAATCTGTTGATTATTAAATAATTAATTGATTTTATTTTACCTGATATTGCCGGATATATGGCTCTATAACCCAACAGGCAGAGGTGGTATCTTCAAACGGTATTTGTTTTCGGTTCGAATCCGAATAGAGTTACAATAGTATTTATAGTAAAACTATAAATTATGAACTTAAATTTAATTACATTCATCGCAATGATTACGGTATTTTTATCGTATGTATCTTTTATCTGGCTTAAGTATGGCATTCAAAAATCAATTAGCATTAGTTATTATGCATTACCTAATAATTTGAAATATTTATTCACATTATTTTGTTGGGGATTTGCATTTCCGGCAATCATATTGGGAATTCAAACAACTTGGTTAATGTTTTTCGCTGGTGCTGGAATTGTTTTTGTTGGTGCAACATCACGGATACGTGAAAAAGATGTGTTTAAAATACATATGTTTGCAGCAGTAGCTGGAATTATTTTCAGTCAATTGGCAATATTCTTTGGTTATCATATGTTATGGTTAAATATTGCATCAATAGCATTGGCAGCATTATCATTATTAAGTAAAAAACATTATTTTTGGTGGATTGAATTAGTTGCATTTACTTCGGTATGTGTAGCAATTGCAAGTACACTATTTTAAAAAAAAGCACGTATATTGATGTCGAAATTTAAATTTTGAGTATTCATTTATATGAAATCATTATACACTCAAAATGAATTTGATTTGGCTAAATCATATGATAAATTACCTTGTGAATGCATAAAATGTGGTAATACGTTTTATAAGGAAAAAAGAGTAATTAAACGGTATTTTTCATTATGAACCAATTTATGGTGACAATAAATTAAGTCAAATTAAAAATAATGATAATCGTAAGTTTCAGGCATGTTTAGAACAAGGTATTGAATTATGTATTATTGATACGTCACAACAAAAGTATTTTAAAGAACTAACATCAATAAAATATTTAGCAATAATATGTAATGTGATTAATATACATCGGTAGGCATTGGTAAGCCAAACAGCCTCTAAAACTGCAACTCGAAAGGGTCTTGAGCGTTCGATTCGTTCCCGGTGTGCCAATTATTGTTGAAGTAGTGTAGCAATCGCAGGTGTATGCCACATTCCACCGTTCGTCTCCAAAGCGAGCATAGATACCACTGAGGGCAGAAATGTACCCAAGAGCAATATCAGTTAGTGGCATAACACTACTTCGAGAAATTTAATTGTAACATATCTTGCATATTATCATATAATGAATTAGATTTGTAATAAACTAATAACTGTAATCATGTTAATTTTAAGTAAGAAAAAAGACTATTATGATGGTGTTGTTGGTACAATGGGTATCGATAAAACTATTGTTTACGACAGAAAAGAAACAATCTTTGAAGGTAAGAACATACCAAAAATATTTAGTGTAAAATCATTTAGGATGAGATATGAAAACAATATATTTCATGCAATATCCTATCGTAAATTAACTAAAGAGATTAGAAGTAAATACGATTCATTATCGTATATTATTGTTGGTTTTTGTGGTAAAGTATACTTGGGATTGGTCTTAAGTTATAAAATAAAAACCGGATTTTTACCTGAAGATAAATATGTTATCGTTTATAACCAAGATGAAATAAAGGAAATTGTTGAATGGTCTGAAATTGATAATTATTTAATATTCGTTAACAATTATAATGCTATTGAAATGTTTAGAACATATAATACTCCGGCATTTGTTTATGTTGATGGTGGACGAAATGATAAATTCATTGTTAATCCAATATTGGATGAATATGATTTCTATAAAGTTTTCGATTCGTTTAACGCATTTCAAGAAATTCAAATGTTTATCGGTGGTGTTTTGGGTAGTAAGGAAAATGAAATAATTAAAATTTCAGATAAAGATAAAATCAATCAACACGGTTTTGATTATAAATGGAGTTTTAGGAAAGAAAAGGAAATAAAAAAATAATTGTATGAAAAATACAATACATGAAATCGAAATTATTCCTGCAAAGTTTTTGAGAAAAACCGATGATGAAAAATATATTTTGGGATGTTTGGTAAAGAGCTTGAAGAATGGATTGAATCCGATGCTGGTAAGGCATATTATGAACATAAACGAATTGTTGACGAGATAAATGCTGGTAGACAAAAACGTTTAGAGGAATACATCAAAACACATGATTTTGATAAATTAATGTATCGTTTGATTTTGGAACATGGTGAGGAATGGCGTGAAAAATGTTATAGTAATGGTTACGAACCATATCCAAATAATAAACTGATGTTTCTAATGGATTATATATTTAAAAATTTAGCACCAATTAAAGTACCACAATTAGATAATCCGTTTAATAATGAAATATGGTTTTTTAAAGGCTATTATTTTCAAGCAACCAATGGACAAGGAACTGTGTTTGACATTTATAATGGTGATGATTTTAGACATTTATTACACACATAATAGTATTTATTAGAAAACGTATAATTATGGGAATATTTAGTAAAAAGAAACCGACACAAGAAGTTGTTGTAACAACAGGAACATTAATTGAAAGATGTATAAAAGCAATTGATGTTGAAATTGCTCCTGAATTTCGTGCTGAGGCATATGAAATAATAAATTTAGCATCTGATGAAACTCGTAATGAGTTTATTGGATATTTCGAACAAGATAAAGGAAATATTTGTTGTTTGGTATTAGATAAAACCAAACAAGATTTAATCAAGGAAGGTAAATTAGAATCTAAGGAAAGTGATGCTTTCGGTAAACCATTTATGTTATAATTATGTTACCATACGGAATAAATGATAAGATGAGATTTAACTACCCAGACAATCATCCACAAAGGGGATGGGTTAACTGGTGGGAAGTTGAAATTGGTAGTGTCGATAGGCGTAGAGCAAGACAAAAGGCTAAAAGAGCATTAAAACGTGAATTAAATGACAATACTTAAAGGTAAATCAGTGATTCCAAAGGAAGATGATTGTAATTGTGGTAAACCATTGAAGATTAATGACCCAAGAAGGAAAATAATTAGAAAAATTAAGAAAAAATTATAACAATGAAAGAAAAATATGTTGTCATGTAAGTAACTCAAATGTTACTACAGGATATTATGAAAATAAAAAAAGTAGTAGATTCAACAACGAATCGTTATGAATTCAATCGTGCGTATAAAGAATATTTAGAACGCAAAAATAAAATTCGCTGTTCGTATTGTAAATTTCACAAAAATGAAAACTTAACAACGAAATGGTATGGTGGTCATTATGATGGAAAATTAAGTGAATGTAAACTGCGTTACCCTAATTGGAAATTAACTACCAAAAATCCTAAACAATGGATGGATAAAAGAATTAAAATTACTGAAGAAGTAAGCAAATACGATTTAAAACGTACATATGTCGAGATTAATTTCTCGGCATAATACACCGATATGGTATAATGGTAGAACACCTCTCTCATAAGGAGTTGACACGAGTTCGATTCTCGTTACCCCAAGATAATCAATATTGAATTACCTGCACGTGGTGATTATCGCATAACGAATATTATTCGTTATGCGAAATTCAATAATTTATTAATAATATTTGTTATTATATTTAAATATTTTAATGACGATTGTTCTTTGAAATATTTTTGTTGTGAAGAGTCAATAATACACAATTCAATTCCATGTTCTAAGCAGGCTTGAAATTTACGGTCATCATTATTTTGTATTTGGCTTAATTTATTATCACCATATATTGGTTCGTAATGGAATATACCGTTTAATTCAAAAGCCAGTTTAAGTGATGGTATGTAGATATCCAATTCAGAATTAATGATTGTTTTGTCATTGAATAATATTTCTAAATTAGGGTATATTTTAGTTAATTCAATTTCAAGGTATTGTTCAAGTTTAGACCTACGATTACCTTTAGTCTTGTGTGTATTATTATATGTGCCTGCACATGATTGGGAGCAAAAATGATTAATAGACTTTTTTATTTCGAAAGATGCTTTTTTAAATTCACAACCACAATTTTTACATACGACAATTTCTTTTTTTATTAAAAATTCACGTGAGCATTTAAATGTACAAAATTTGACTCTCCCTTCGTTGGATTTAACTTCATGCTTAATTTTCTTCTTGGTTACATAAAAAACATTATTACAATTATAGCATATACAAGGTAATAATGCTGTTGATGATAAAGTTAAATCAAATTCTAATTGAGTAAATTTCGGTTTCATATAATGAATATTTCATATAAATACTACAAAATAAATTTCGATTCTGGTTATCGGTACAAAAATAATGGGGTCAATTTGACCCCTTCACTTTAAAATTTCCAATATATTATTTATAAAAATCCGGGTTATTAGATGGATTATTAAATTTATACCAATTATTGGTATCAAATGGGTTAACACCATCTTTCTCCAATTTTTTCCTCGTATAAATTCCAACTAATTTAGGGTCAATATCCATATCGATAATATCGTTAAAGAAGTAATGCATTTTATCTGACTTCAATTCATCTAAATCATAACCAGTATAGTCATAACCATTAAGAATTTTACTGTTGTTTTTTAGTACTGCAAAGTGTGTGTATTTAGGATTAATATCGGCAGCACGTCCACCCATTTCATTCAATTCATTGATATTATTTTCTTGATTTTGGATATCTTCAATCCATTGTTGTGCTTCTTCAGTACCAACTTCACCAAGTCTTCTCAATAAGATTGGTATTTCATCTTTATGGAAATTGAATATTCTTCTATTTCCCAATGAACCGGGTTTAACTTCAAAATTACTTTTAGTAAATCCTTCAAGACTTGAATCAATCCCTTGATTTACAATACCAATAAATAATGCATCATCTTCGCTACCTACAGGTGTGCTTATTGGGAAAAATTCTTCGGAATTATCAACATTTTCATTTAATTTGAATGTTTTATCCAACCTTGCCATGACTTCGAAAAGTCTTTGTTTGCTATCTTTTTTCATGTTTTTAATTTAAAATCCTACGGTACAAGTTTTTTCCTTAAAGTTAAAGTCCAAATCTTTTATGTATAATGTTCCACCCTTAATTAATTGGGCGTTAGATTCGTCAATAATAAATTTCCATTGATAATCATTAATATTTTTTGGTGTTTCCTGTACAAGTTCATCACTTTGTTTATCGTATAGTTGTAGCATGAATTGTCCTTCTATTTTCTCGATATCAATAATGAAATTCTCAATACCCCAATCATTTACCCAAAATGAAATGCCCCAATAAACTACTATATTACTTTGACTTATATCGGTATCGTATTCAGTTGTAAATAAATCGTAATTATAAAATGTTGACTTATTTACTTGTTGTTTAAATTTGAAATTATCTCCACCAATGATATGTGATTCGTTTAGGTATTTTTTAATTTCTTCATTAATTATATTATTCATTTTTGCCATAGCTATAACTATTTTTCATAAATACTTATGAATATCTAATTTTCTTCAATATCTTTGTATTATGATGAAAAAAGAAGAAATATTTGTAAACGAATCGTATTGGCGAAATATGAATGCCGATGAGTTGGAAGGGTTTGCCGTTAAAGTATTTAACTATTATAGGGAAAATGGTTTTCCATATTATTCAACAGACATCGACAAAAGACGAATGGATTTTGAAAGGTTGAAATCATTCGACAGAAGCACATTATTTGAGAGTGATGTTATCAAACAAACAATGCATGGATTGGGATTGGCTTGGTCATATTTTCCGCATGCATTTAATGTGAAGTCTAATAATAAATTAACACCGTATGAAGCATTCGTTAATGATGAAATTTTCATGAATGTTATAAGAAAAAGATTGAAAATGGGAACATATATGTCTGATTCCGGCATATTAAAAATGCTGAAAATATACACTGGTGTTCAAGGCGTATCCAATTTCAGACCAACGGCAGCAGCAGCCATTTATGATGCCTTTGCCAAAAACGGTGTGGTTTGGGATATGTCAGGTGGCTGGGGTGGAAGATTATTGGGTGCAATTGTTAGTAATATTGATAAATATATTGTAACCGAACCATCACTATTAACGTATAGGGGATTACTTGATATTGCCGAAGATTTTGCTGGTAATAAAAAGTATGAGATTTATAGGTCTGGCAGTGAATGTTTTTTACCAGATAAGAAAAGTTTGGATGTGTGCTTCACATCACCACCATACTTTGATTTGGAGAAATATTCCGATGAGCCATCGCAAAGCTATGTTGCATTCAATACTAAAGAAGCGTGGGTTGAAGGATTTTTGAGACATACATTTATAAATTGTCATTATGGTTTAAAAGACGATGGATGTATGTTAATTAATATTGCTGATGTTAAAGGGAAAAACAATATCTGTTTAGAACAGGAAACAGTTCGAGTAGCCGAAGAAGTTGGCTTTAGATTAGTAAAAAAATTGTATCTGGCACTTTCAAACGTTAATTTGAGGGGTAAGGATGTAAAATTTAAGTATGAACCGATATTTTTATTTATAAAAAAATGTTAATGTTAGAAAAAATCGATTGGAATGTATTAGATACATATATCGAAAAGGATTTGATTATTGCGAATAAGCACCCAGATTATGATATCTGGATTTTGAACTATTCCAAAACAACTCAATTCACTAAGGCTTGGGACTTATACACTGTTTCATGTCGTGGTTTGGTTGTAGATGCCGATGGTAATATACTGGCTCGTCCATTTCAAAAGTTCTTGAACTATGAAGAACATAATCCATCTGACATTAACATGAACGATGAATTTGAAATCTTCGAAAAAATGGATGGTTCATTAATGATTGTCTTCTGGTATGATGTTGCAGGTAAGTGGATTGTTGCATCGAGAGGTTCATTTAATTCAGAACAATCAATTGAAGGTGAAAAAATGTTAACGAACAAAAACTTAACATACCTTGATGCAGGTTGTACTTACATTTTCGAGTTCATTGCACCTTGGAATAGGATTGTTGTTGATTACGGAAATAGGTGGGAATTGGTGTTATTGACAATCATCAACACTAAGACTGGTCATGAATATAATTACGAATCGTTATTGGGATATTTAGAAGAATTCTCGGTTGTTAAGAAGTATGAAATTCCAGATGTTAAGAACCTATTGGATTTAAAGCAATTAGAAGAAGATAACCGTGAAGGTTTTGTTATTAGGTTCAAGAAAGGGTTCATCGTTAATGGGTTATTGGTAACAAGACTAAAAGTTAAGTTCACTGAATACTGTAGACTACATGACATCCTAACAAATATTTCAAATGTAATAATTTGGAGACATTTGATGGATGGATTATTAATCGAAGACGTGCCAGATGAATTCTATGCGTGGGTTAAAAGCACTATCAAGAGCTTAACACAAAACTACAATGAAATCGAAAGATTGGTATTGAAGGAATTTGTTGACCTATATCACGTAAAGGGTTTAGTTGGTCGTAAGGAATTTGCGATGGAAGCATTAAAGTCCAAGTATAGTGGAATACTATTCAATATTTATAGTAATAAAAACTATTCACAAATTATTTGGAAATTGTGTCGTCCACAATACTCACGACCATTTAAAGATGGATACGAAACTGCTGATATAGAATAGTTTATAAAATAAATTAAAAATAAATGACTTTTTTTGTAACTTTTGTTTGGTAGTCTCGTATTTATCTCATATATTTGTAGTCGAAAATTTAAACAATTAAAAATTAAGAAAATGAAAACAGTTAACGCATATTATAAACAGTATTATTATAAACGTAACGTTTGTGAGACTGACATTACTATGTCGTTATCTGAATAATTTAGATATCAACAATACAGTAAAAACCCAGTCTTATTAATTTAGGACTGGGTTTTTTTTATGTTCTTTTTAAATTGACTTCGTAGCTCAACTGGTAGATGTAACAGGCCTTTAACCTGTGGGTTGTGGGTTCGAGTCCCACCGGGGTCACAATATGTTTGGGAATAATTCAGGGTATGGACGGTTCTGTAAAAACTCAGCCTGAAGGTTCGAATCCTTCTATTCCCACAATTTTGCATCTGTGCCAGAGAGGTTATGGACTTGACTTTTAATCAAGACTCAGAATTGAGTGACGTAGTTTCGAGTACTACCAGATGCACTAATGGGAGTGCGCTAACGTTGGAGAGTTAGACTTGTCTGTAAAACAAGTGCCATTGGCTGAGTGGGTTCGAATCCCACCATTCCCACAAAAATATTTTTCTAAAAAGGAGACTAATAGTCTACTCACATAGTATTTAAAGGATAAGGTTAAAAATGATGAATTCTCGCCTGTGTAAAAGATGCGCATAACGGCACAGGAAAGGTCATCGATTGGTTCGAATCCCCTCCTGCCCACTAATAAATTTTAATGATGGAAACAATAAAAGAAATCGTGTCGACAACAATTATGGCTAAGTTAAGTCATATCTGTAATGGTAATGCAAATTTTCGTATTGAAACCGAAAATCATTTATATCAATTGGAAATCAATTGCAATGATGATGAATGGAAAGACGTATTTATGTATCCCGAATATAAGGCGATTACATTAATGCGTTGGATTCGAAAAGGCATTGACAACAATGATAATACATTTATAATGCTTAATTAGCATTATATACACCTTCGTAGCTCAATTGGTAGAAGTAACTGACTCTTAATCAGTGGGTTGTGGGTTCGAGTCCCACTGGGGGTACTTTTATATTTAATATGTCTTGCACTTTTAATTAAAATGTTGTATATTTGCTTAAAATAACTTTATTTTAATGCTTATGTATAAAAATGGCTAATAAAAAAAAGAAGGTAACTACAACTGTTACCACAACTGTTACTGAAGAAACAGTATTAACAAATGAAAGAACTCATATCATTTGTATTCTTGACCGTTCTGGGTCTATGTCCTCAATAATGTCAGATTCTATTGGTGGATTTAATGATTTCCTTAAAAAACAAAAAGAATTACCGGATAAAGCAACAATTACTGTTGCATTGTTTGATGACCGCTATGAAGTGTTGTATGATTGTGTTGATATTAAAGAAGCACATAAATTAACACCAATTGTTTGGTTTCCAAGAGGAACTACAGCACTATACGATGCAGTTGGAAAGACAATTAACAATGAAAGAATAAATTTAGCTAAACTTGGTGATGAAAAACCATCTAAAGTATTGGTTTGTGTTGTAACTGATGGTGAAGAAAATGCAAGTAAAGAATATTCTTTGGATAATATTAAAAAACTAATTAAAGATTGTGAAAAGGAAGATTGGAACTTCCTATATTTAGCAGCTAATCAAGATGCATTTTCAGTTGGTAAATCATTTGGTATTAGTGGTGGTAACACATTTACATATACTGCAAGTTCTACTGGTGTTATGAATATGAGTAATGTTATGAATGATGCAAGTATTATGTATAGGTCAGTTAGTTCAACTTCAGCAAATTTTGGTAAATTATCTAAGAATCTGATTAATGATGACGATGATAAACCATTAGATAATCTTAGTGGTACAATAACAACAAATAGTACACCCGGTACATTTACAATTCAATAACTTTTTTCTTTTTTTAATTAAAAAGGGTCTTATAAGACCCTTTTTTTATTGTTATAACTATACAAATGTTTCATTTTTTCTAACTGTTCGTTCACGGCTGCTGCTGGTTCGGCAGACACTTGCTGTTGTGGTTGTTGATTTGTACTTATTTTACCTTGTGTTTTTTTAAGTAAATTAAATATTGTTGCTACCTGACCAATAAATGGTGTTAAATTTTTAATGAATATATCTTTCGTCATAGTATTTGCATTTTTGCGTACATTTGCTTCTACCACGTTTTCATTTAATGTGGGTAATATGTTGGCATATTTAGATTTTGCAGATGCACCTACGTTAATAACAGCAAGAACGAATTTTTTTAATTCGGCAATTGAATTTGGGTCATCGGCATTTGCAGTACTTAGCTGTCTAATGCTTGCACCCATCAATGGACTGGATTTAATTTTATTTAAAGATTCACTGAATTTAACATTACCAGTTGTTGGCATTTTTTTAATTGCATTTCTTACAATTGCTATTTTACCTAAAAATAATTCGAAATTTTTAACATTTTCTTGTCCAATTTCTTTATTTAAAACATCTAATACTCTACTATCTTTAAGATATGTACCTTCATTTAAATCTACTTCCTCAGCAAGGGTTGGTTCGGAAAATCCACCATGAGCTACACTTCCGGGATAACCAACACCCTTTTCTTTTTCAGGATTATCAACATTGTAATTATAATTAGATGTTGTTGGTTTATTACTTTGCTGTGTTTCAAATCGATTCATTACCATAAATAAATTAACGATATAAACATATAATCTATCTGATGACATTGGTTTCTTTTCCTTTGTCAATGGAACAACAACTGGATTTGAATCTGATGGTGCAACTGGTTGTATTGATTGAAATAAATCATTAAGTGTCTTAGCTCTTGATTGTTTTTGACCTTTCATTCTCATTAGCTTAACTAAAGCACCAGTACCAATTAAACCAATGCCAAGTGGAACTAAAACTGAACCTAATCCGGCAATTCCTGCAGCAACACCCACACCTGCACCCGCAGTAGCTTTTACTGCTTGTTTAACCAATGTTTTGGCAACAAATGAAGCTGCTTTTGAAATTCCAAAGGTCATTCTACCACCCTTCATATCACCAAAACTATTTGCTGATTTAGTAAAAAAGTCTCCAACAGATGTATTTGGTTGACTTGTACCAATTTCTTGAAGTTTTTGAATTTGTTCCATTGGTGATAATGCTGAACCATTACCATCGAACATATGTGAAACATTTTCAGCACCATATTTACTGATGAATGAATTTACATCGCCAACAGTTTTAATCGGCGCATCACCAGCACCCGCATTTATCAGGCTCATCCAATGTACCATACCGTTTGAATCAGCAGCACCACCTGTTACGGTATTATAAACAGCATCTTCACCCGGTGTTCCACCACCAAGCCAATCAATTATAATATTTTTTAGCCATTCAGTTTGAGCCAACCAACCCAATGCCCCTAATGCAGTTCCCACCCCAGCCAATACCAATG